TAACATCTCAGTACTCCACCGTGAACGCAGATAGCCGAAGTCCTGTGGAGAACGCTCAACAAGTAAATTGAGCATGTGCATCATCGCTTCAACGGGCCACTTTTTTTGACGTCCAGCCGGAAGACTTTTCAGGCCATCAATACCAAATAGTGTGAACCAGTTAATCCAGCGACCGACGGAGGAACGCGCGGCGCACAAGGTTTTAGCAACATAACTGAGTGATTCACCACGATGTAACATCAGCATGGCGATGAGACGCCTGGAATGGTTTTTGTCTGCCGTTTTATGGACAATTTTTTCCATCTGGAGACGCTCGTTTTTGGATATTGGTGCTATGATCGGCATAACTCAGTCCGGTTGTGGTGATTTGGGATATTCAGCGATTGATCAGATCGCTTAAACCGGATTGAGTTCCCTCAGTGATCTACTATTCGGCGCAGTTATTTAGAAGTGGAGTTCCCCTATCATCTGACTACCGACAAACCAGAAGTTTGCTGAAGACAATATAAAAGTAAGATTCGCTGGCAAGTTAACGATACTGTTATTCAGCCGGACCAGCAGGCCAAACAGGTACCCGGTAACCCTGATTAACCGCTTCGATCAGGAGCCAGTAAGGGATATCAGGCAATTCAATTCGTGGCCAGTTCTCCTGTGTCGGCCACGTTTTAAACGCTAAACGGGTTTCGGCTAATTCACGCCGTTGTTCTGATGTCAGTGGCATATCATCAATCGAGTAGTCGCTGACCATCATGGGATCAGTGGCTTCGATAAAGGCATCTCTGTACCGGCGAGCAACGGCTGCTACTCGGTCCTTATCTGTTACCCACCGGGTACCATCCCATTGATCAAAGGTTGTTGTTGGCGCCAGTTCGGTGGTATCTGCCGGATAGTCGCCAATCTCACTCAGGGTAGTGGTCGCACCGGTTATTGTGCTATAGCGGGTTTCCCCCCGGTGATCAGGCAAATATTCCCACTGGCTATTATCGGCACTACGGCACACAGCAAAACCTTTTTTGGCTTTGAGTGGCTTATCTAAATAGGTATTGGCTGGAATGCCGACGCCCTCGGCCAAATATTCTTCCACACTGGAAAGATACTCTCGGCTATCAGGATGAATATTAAATACAGTTACCCAACCTGCAAGTTGGGCCTGGTTGCTTTTATTCAGTACCGCCGGGGTTTTAATTACTGTCATCATTATCTTGCCCTCACAATGTAGTTAAATGCAATGTTACGAGGCCGAGTAGACAGGTAGGCATACCATTCGTAACGTATTGAACTTACGCCAGCAGTGATCCATCGTTTCCCGTTAATACTGACCCACTGAGTATTGGTGAGTTGATCGCCAAAACCACTACTATATAAGCCGATAGAGCTAATATCGCCGGTATCGTTATCATCATAACCGCCCACAACGGTCCCTTCCTGAAAGCTTAATAATCCGCGTCCCGGATCAGCCAACTTTCCATCATCCCAGCCGCGAATAAACTCCCCGCGCAAATCGGGTAAAACACCACGGGTATAGACAGATGCTAGCTGAGGAAATTGCGCTTTATTGAATGTAGCACCATTACATTTTAGCCACCCTGACGGTGGGATATGAGCTGGCCACGGCATAGGAATTCCTACTGGGGCGACATCATTCCCGATTTGGATCCAGTCACTCCACGGGCCATTACCATTCCATACCCCCATTAAATTACGGACATATTTTCGCCCGGTATAAAATGGGGTATATTCCTGCTGAGCACCGTAAGCTGAGGGGCGTACAACTAATGAACCAGCAATAGTAATGGGGTAATTTCGGTCTAAAGTGGCAAACACATCCAAAGCTTGCACATAAATACCGAGTGCATCTTGACCTAGGCTATTGAGGTTAATTTCGTCTAAAACAGAGCGAAGCTGGAAGGCATTTACTATCCGTGAATCTCCGCCTGATGCAACGGTATCATTCGACGTTCCCACATCCCGTTTCGCTGCTTCCTTTAAACCAAGGTTTGTAAGAGCCTGCGCAACGGCAGCAGGCCCCGCAGCTGCTATTTCCGAAAAGTGATTGGCTGTCTGCAAATAGGTATTGGCATTTTCTTTACGCCACACGCCAATATCTAATGCGCCTGTTGGCTCTATCCCTGAGTTTTCTACTAATGCGAGATAGTGATTACCACCATGATTGACTCTCGCACCGACCTGATAGGGTGCATCAGCAAACCAAATCAACTGACCAAGGTTTTGCAATTCCTGTAAGGCCAAATCGACCCGGTTATGCCACCAGTTCTCCCATTTAGCCTCTGGGGGATCCTCTGATGCTCCCCCTGCCCAACCTCGAGCAATCAGAGCATCACCGGGGCGTTCAAATTGAACAGGTACACTGGCCCACGGTTTATTAAAACTCTCCTTTCTCGTCATATAAGCTCCAATTATATATAAGCGCCGTTACCGTACGGTTGTGCATCGAATGTGCCTTTATAGGCAAAGGGATGATGATTAAGCCGGATCTGTCCCGCGTTGACGCCTTGTGGCCTGGGAATTAAATCAAACAGGTGGACGATTACTAATATATTGGCCGGAATGGGTTTATCGACCCAGATAGTCTTGATGGTCATGTCCTGCCCATCAATAACGGCGGAACTGACATCCAGAATGTAATCAGCGGCTGTTTTGATTTCATCCAATGTAGCATTGCTGTTGTTTTTCTGGATTTTGGCTTTAATTAATACACGATAAAGATAATCTGATACGGGTACCTTACCGATTTGTTCATGTGGTGCTTTATACGACGCGACATTATAGGGCTGTGCACCACCAGTGCCGTTATAAGCAAATACTGATAAATAATCATTGCGGATAAGTGGCCGCTCAGTAAATCCAACAATACGGCCACATATATCCAGTTGGGCGCCCTCACCATTATCAATATCCAGCAGGTTATTTATTTTGGTGATCTGCTCTTCCAGAGAAGATTGACTGATAGCCGGTAAGATACCCAACCATTCAACTAATTTCGGTGCATTTTTGTATTGCAGATAAATTCGTGACAATGCTTTTTTATGGTGGTTATACATAGACCACCTCGATATTTTCGGCACTAAATATGCCTAACTGGTTAAAGGCGATCCTCACTACGCTATTGCTGGCCTGTTCGATAGTGGTGCCTACAGTGATTGCATTGACAAAGCCATTACCAGCCACCAAATGATTGACAGGGGTAAATAAGCGGCCAGCTCCAATATTTTCACCAATTTTAAAGCCCAGCTTAGAAAACCCATTGGTCTGATCAAAGCCAGTAATGCTGTACTCAACAATGGCCTGCTTTATTTCATCGTCAATGAATTCAGCATTGCTGACAACCTCTACCTTTGCATAAACCGGTACCAGTTGTGGGCGAAAGAAGGTTACGGTGATCGGGTTACCTTTTGGTGTAACAGTATCCAACGAGATTTTATTGGGAAATGTGTTGTAGCGGTTCAGCCCGCAGCCGGGGCTTTTATTGGTTGCGATACTGCAGATCACATCCTCAATGCTGCCACCATCAACAAATATCGCCATTGAGTGGCCGAATATCCCATTCTCATCCGCTTGATCCTCAACGTTTTCATAGATACGCGCCCGTTTAACATCCTCAATATTGACCAGTGCCGCATAAATATTATCAATCTGGTTTGATCCTGGTAACGCGACTGACTCATTGCGTCGAATGCGAAACGCATTATTGGTTTCTTTATCCAGCCCCATTGAAGCCGTCGCGCCATTAGTCACTGCTGTAATACCGCCGATGGGGGTCGCGATGATTGTCAGGTTATCGCTATTAGCCCCCTGCGCTCCAGCCAACGTACAAGTGGCGTTAACCGTCGCATTACCTGCCGCGTCGGTGAGAATATCACCATCGGTCGCCCATAAAGTATTGGTTACTCTGTTTCTGATTAATGTTCCGGCCCTGACAGGGGTAAAAGCGATACCGTGAAAATTAACGGTCACGGTTGAATAGGTCGCACTTTTGCGTTTGATTCCAGCAAATGCGGCGATGCGATCTAATTGTTGGTCAATCGCTGAATGGGGATCTGCGGCGTGATAGGCATTAATCACCGCTTCATCCAAATTGGCTAATACCTCACACCAAATAGCGATTGCCAAACCATCCGGTGATTCCGGATTAATATTCCAGCCATCATCAATAGCAAGATAATGCTGGCGCATGGTATCCAGATATTCACTCAACGTAGTGCCAGTAACTCCGTAACGATTAATGGTTGCCATCAGAACAAATCCTCAGTCAACAGGAAATCAAATGCATCGTTATGAATATCGATCACAGCAGCAAATACCGTAATTTTACGATTCTTCATATCCAGATCCATTTCAAAGCGGTTAATGGTCAGCACACCTTTGGCTGCCAGCAAGCGCTGCTTAATGTTGGCTTCGGCAATATCCTGCGAGGTTTTACCCAATATGCTTTGAAACCACGGCGTTCCCTCGGTAGCATTCAAAAAATACTCTCCGAGAAATAACCGCAGGCAGCAAATCATGGCTTGCCGGGTTGCCTCTTTGCCGGTGGCAAACTGGGTTCCATGGGTAATAATATCGCCATTTTGGTAATTGCGGATCATCGTGCCTCCAGAAACAAAAAGCCCCAGCATTAGCCAGGGCGATAACAGGTAGGAGCAAATCTGAGTAATTAGGTTATTGCGGCCCATCAGTGTGATCATTGCCACGCTGTACACCGCCGTGGTCATGTTCACCAACCTCCAGATCACCAACTGCCAGGCCACCTTGTGTTACCTCGGTACGACCATTCAGCATGGTTTGCCCATCATTGGAAAACTCAGGGCCGCTGTATCTCATACCAGATCCGGTGAGTACCAGTGTGGTACCTCCGGCTACCAGTTTGATTTCACTCTCAGTGAGATGAATGCGCACACCGCCGCTTTTATTACTAAAACCGATGCCATCCGTCGGCAAGCCAGCGATAACGGTTTGTTGGGAACGGTAGCCAGGGGCAAAGAAAGCATCTGATGGATTAAACATTCGGGCATCCAGTGGGGCAACTGGCCCCCCTTGACTCAACCAATTGTCGATAGAACGCTGGCTGAAATGGATATAGCCCTCCGTACCCGTCGGTAACTCGTGAAAAACAGTCCACTCAGCACTACCGGAAAAGTGCACGGGCACATGTTCAATCAATGGCAGTGTGATGAACTGGTTGTCGCCAATGTGCCGTTGAATACCGCATTCCACTACAGCACGCTGTAACCTTGAGTTATAGCTAATGACCTTGCCGGGTATACCGATCATCAGATCATGTATCATGGTTTGTTTTAACATCATTAGCGTGGTATAGAGTGGATTACTCTCAATCATAATGACCTCAGAGAGTACGCCATTGACTGATCAGCGTGGTTTTCCATATATCCCCCCAAAAAGTCCCCTCATGGTATGTTCGTAACACATTAAACTGACCCGTCTGTTGCTGAATATTCGCCAGATTATTGAGATCGGTGTTATACATACCACTGAAGTTAATCGTCCAGAAACTGGACGTTACGTTAATCACATCGGCTGGCTGGATCTGATGATTCATTTTAACGTCAATCTCCATCGTATTGAGATACCAGCGGGGTACACTTTCCATACCATTCTTCGCAGTTATCTCATGGGTTGCCCATGTTCTGGCTGCCCCCTCTCTGGCTAATAGCACCCGTGATGACGTGATCATCCAGTAATATTTCCAGTCCTCTTTCATGCTGTCTAGAATATAGCGACATAAGCGACCACCGGAATTATAGGAGGTGGTAAAGCGAGGCAGATCTGAAAAGTCGCCAATCACTTCAACATCAAGACCAAAAGCCGCCGCAACATCTTTTAGCATTTCAATAGCCGGGGTATTGGTTCCCCATGTTTTAAAAATCGTCGTATTCCATGTCAGACCAATAGTGCGGCAATACAGTCGCAGGCAGGTATTGACGCCCTCTTTGACCACTTCAATATTATGTATTTGCCCACTGAATATCGTGCCAATATTATCGCCATAACCTGCTTTCAAAATCAGGCGGCCATAGCGTTTTTCTTTATCGTCATAGCGTTGGATTAATGCACGAGTGCGAGCTGAAATACCGTAAAGGGTAATTCTGGCGGTTGCATCAACATTCTGCGGTGTATTATCTACAGCAAAGCGTATCTCCAATGGTGGCTGATACGTCAGCTCATCACCACTGACCAGGGTAATGGTTAGCTGGTAATTTCGGCCAAAATAGCTACTCATTATAGGGATACCATATCAGACGGTTACTGATGCCAAGATTAGCGATAGTTGGTGTATCCCCGTCTAAAACCAGAGGACCAATATCCGTATTTAACCCGGCCAATAAATTAACACCACTATGTAATGCACGTCCCAATACAACAGGTTCTCCCTGTTCATAGATATCAACGCAAAAATAATTAAACCGGGTGAGCCAATGAAGGCGAAATACCAGATAGTGATTATTCAATTGCACACGAAAACGTTGTATGGCATAACCTTTATTAAGCGGGATAATTTTCATCACGTGGCCTCGACAAATACCTCACCAAATGAAAATTCACGCTGCCCCTGAGTCGCTGCACTATCGCCATAGGGTAAATTGGCATTCGTCTCAGCCTCTGTGTCATAGATAATATTCAGTTGCAGCAGTTCAACAACGATTTCCAATCCACCTTCATTTTCTTTTTTCACCTGAGTTCGGGTATTGGTGATCAGGCAATTTTTATAAGCCGCACCACGACTGGCCACCAGCTCAAAAGGGGTATGTGAACGTTGTAATTCGCGTAATTGCTCGAGTAAGTTTTGCGATCGGGTTGAGCGAGATTGTGATCTTAGCGTACCGGAATAACGGCTGGAGCCTACCGAGGCCGCAATACCAGCCAGTGCTGCGGTCCTGCCTGAAAGCAAACTAGCCGCAACACCGGTTGTGATACTGGCACCGATCCCCAACAACCCGGTAATACCGCTATCTTGTTGAGCCATCAACTCGCGAAACCAGTTATCAGAAACACCAATGGTCATTGTTAAAGCCAACGCGCGAGTGACCGCATTATCGTGAGCCGTGTTAGCATTTTCCAGTGGGAACTCGCTGACATCGGTGCGTAGCTCACTGGACTCTTCCAGTAAAGCGTCAAAATAGAGATTGCCTATCCGGGGACGATTACGGGTAAATAATCCGGTGATTGCCATCAGTAGTGCTCCGTATACATCAGGTCCCTCGCCTGCTGTGCAAGCTGGGTAGTGGCTTGTAATATACCGTTACGAATAGAATCCGCATCGCCACCCACAGTGCCCACACTGATAGTATTATATTGTTCCAACCGAACATCTCCCCGTGGAGACGATGCAGCCATTGGTTGCACTGGGGTGATCTGGCGGTCAGAGTAGCCCTGAATATCTTCCCAAGAACGTTTCGGTTGTGCATAGTTTGACGATGGCAGTGAGGCCCAAACACCCCCTAATTCACCCGTTGCATCAGCAAAATTACCGTTTACGACATTTTCTAACTGGCCAGCTCGCTGGATAAGAAACAATGCAGCAATATCCTGACTGCGTGGTGAGAAGTCAGTCAGATTAAGGGCTTTGGCAGCATCATCCCAAGAGTCTCTGGTGAACTGATACCGCCCTGCAGCAGAGGTTTTATTAGGGGTACCGTCAGGTTGCTTAAACTCTATCAATTTTCGAGGGTGGTCACTGATATCATAAAATTGGTCACCACCAAACAACGTGTTATAACCGGAATTGGCATAACCAGCCGTTCCCTCTGCTTTAGCGAGCATGTCCAGATACTGACGAACGTTTGTGTGGTCAACCAAATGGCTAAGGTTGTTATTCCCTTTTTGATAAAAAATCTCGGGGCTATTTGGGTTGTTGGCCGCTGGTGTGAACTGGTTTAATTGCTGTGTGTCGTCACGGGTATCATACAATAGCGGGCTATAATTGGCCGTTTCTCCCGTGTTGGCTAATACCTCTGGATATTGGCGAACATTTGGATAATTAGCTGGGCGATTAAGGCCATCGGTATCGTCCAGATAAGGGATATCAGGATTATTCTTAGCCCAATTCTGACGTTTGAGCGAGTCGGGGTTGCTCATGGCTTTAGCATCATCAGCACTGGTGAAAATATTGCCGGGTGTCAATGCGGCAGTCACCCCGATGGTTACTGGATTAAACAACAATCGCGAGGTCCATCCTCGTTCACCAGCAACGGAGACCGGTGGTTTTCCTCCCGCACGAGGTAATATTCCTCCAACAAACTTTAGTGCACCCGCTGTACCCACGACCCCTGCTGCGGTCAAAATCGCTTTTGACACCTCAGGATTTTCATTAATAAACTGATTAATACTCCCTAATAAGGCATTAATTATTGGTAATAAGTCTCTTCCCATTAAACGTGCCAGATTCTCAAAATTGGTTGCCAAAGTAGCCATCTCTTTATTGAATGCATTGGCAGAGTCGATAAGTTTAGGATCCAGCGGTTTGTATAACGCTTCAAAATTTTTTAGTGAGGTATTAAATTTCTTTATTCCCCCCTCTAACAAGCGAGTAAACGGATCATTATCACCGGCACTAATCCCGTTACGTAGGTTTCGCCGCTGATCGTTATTCATTTTCTCGTATGCATTGATCAAATACGTCAGTGAATCCATACCGGTTTTAAGGGCAAACTCTGCGGGATTAAATAAGCCATTCCAATAAGCTTTATCCCCTAATTCGCCTTGAGTGGCACGTTGTTGTAAGTCAGGGATTTTCTGGACAATCTGGTTAGCCGCATCCGGGCTGAGGCCAAGACTGCGCATCGCATAACGTAGGCCGTCAATCTGCTTGACGGTAAAGTTGGTAATCTTACTCAACCTGTCCATTTCTAATACTGAGGCAGATAAATCAGCAGTCAGGGCTTTTAAACCGATACCGGTACCGGCTGCGGCGGCCAGTTGCAATATGCCATCTTTAATCCCTTTAACGGCATCATTGGCTTTTTGAAAGCTCTTTGCATCCGTTTCCAGGCCAAGGGAAACCAAGAGAGAATCAATTGTCTCAGACATAGAAACCTCGTGATTTAGGTGTGAAAAAGCCCACGCAGTGGCGGGTTGGTATAGAAATAAATCAGATCATTAAGTAATGACAATAAAATCATTTAAAAATAATATATAGCACACCTAGAAAAAACATAAAAATACCGAGTAAATCTATATTATTAAGTCGACTTTTGGCATTCTGTATTTTTATTTTTAACGATTCTAATGTCTTAGCAGCAGACTTTCTTACTTCTTTTCCTTCATCGAATTCATAGTATCTTGAAAATGACTCATCTAAATCAGAAACCAAATGATCATATGATTCTCGTAATACATCATTAGATGTTTTTGTTATGTAATATATCATCCACAATCCAATTAGCACCAACAAATACTCCCATTCATTCGTGACCTTAGCTAAAGCAGCTACCGCTATCAATGCACCAGGAATAGCAAATGCTTTACTTTGACTAGAAGAAATAAAATCATTTATTTTTGTTGTGTACTCGATATTTTTCTTTTCAATTTCTGACAATATGGAATTTACAGAAAATCTTTTTGTGTAAAGATCCAATAAATCATTGTAGCGATTATATACTCTTTCTCCGGCAGTAATAATGTTGTCAATAGACTTATCATCCTTAACAAAATCACTGATAGCTTTTTTCAGTATGGATTTCCGCTCTCCCGACTGAGCATCATCTAAATTTAAAGTCATGATCAGTTTGCTTGCACTATCAAGAGATAATGAACTGAAATTAACTTTCTTGACGCGAGATAAATTATCATGCATCTCTACTACAATTTCCTTTCCTCCCTCATCATCAGGTAGATACCAAATACTCTTAGTATCAAAATGATGGTTTGAGAGTCTTACAAGCACTGTTCTCCATTCAATAAACTGTTTTATGCTATTTATTTCAGGAAAATCATCAAAAGAACTCCGTTGCTCACTTAGTAATAAAAACTTCTCAGGGACCATAGATAGGCTGCAACTTTTTCGCCACAACGAATCTAGAGATGAGAATATTATAGAGTCATCTCTAAAACTCCCACTACCAATGCTAAAAGCCAACGTGTTATCATCGATAATAATCTCTGCTATTAGCCCATACGTTTTCAGTTGTTTCGAGAAGTCTTCAGCTTTAACTGACTGTTCATTTAAACATACAGATACAAATCCATCGCTAAAATCAATAGAGGACAAAGCAAAAGAGTTAACGAACTCTCTAAAATCATCATTAACTGTCATGCCTCCCCCTATAATTTATTTATTTTCACTAAAGATAACATCCATTTTCCCGATGTCTTTCTCAGATAGTTTTATAATTAATAGTCCACCATCTTTTTTATATATTGCCTTTGCTTCGGAATCATTACCTATTCCAATAGCACTAACTGATATACTGCAGGAGTAATCTTTCTCTTCATCAGACAAGTCTATTTTCCCAAATTTCTTTTCTGAATTGATACTTGGCTCGAAATATTTATCTATTTTATAATTACCAAGCAATGTAAATTTAGCAAATTTACCCTTTGCATTAGAATCATCTGCAAGCACTTTATCTATACTGTTTTCTATATCTGAAATTGTAACTTTATTATTTGTCTTATTTTTCAGTTTTTCATGCATTAACTGCTTAACTGAATTCAGTACTTTTATTTTTTCAATAGGAGTTAACTTCATATGAACAATGAAATCTTTTACAGCCTGCTCTGACTCCTCTACACTTCTATTATTATTAAGATCTTCTTGGCAACCAATGGCTTTTTTGAAAAAATTACTATTTGACTTGCCGGTAATAAATTGTAAATAAGGATCGCTTGCATAATCTGGGTATGAAGCATCAAACAATGTAAGATCAACAAAAACTGCTTGTCGCAAAGCATCCATATCTATAGATGGTAGTTTTTTAGGAACTAGGTTTTCATCAAAATTAAAAACACTGTTGTTATCGATCATTATAACAAATAATTTACCGACACTTTCCACTTCATTATCCGTATGATAATGGATAAAAACCACAGATCCTCCAGAAGGTTTTCTTCTATTGAGTGCTGCTTCTGTTTTTATATTATTCATGAAAGCAGTAACGAACGTTTTAAAATCAATACCTGACTTAATGTATTTTTTTAAAACCGAAGCTGTACTATTCGGGAGTTCATTTTTTGTAATAAAACCATGGCTTTTACGCTTTAATTTGAATTTTTTTTCTGCTTGCAATATAAATGATTGAACATCATCGACATCTAATCCCCAGATTTCGCCAGTGGTCGCCTTAAACTCTAGACCACCTATACCTGGTACTACATCCAACCTAGCAGTAATAGCATTGTGTGCTTTATATACGATATCCTCTTTCTCTAAGGACTCATCATATCCACAATCACAAGCCTTAGTTTGCGCCTCTAAGTCAATTTCACGTCCACACGATTTACACAGCTCAGCTGCATGCTCTACCATGATAAGTCCCTTGCAAGATTGGCTAAATATTAAAGTTTACTTAACAATCCCCTATAATAAGCATGTTTTTAAAAATCGTAATCATGTAGTTAAACACAGTATTAATCACTGTGTTTACATACAGTACATCTAAGGTGACAAAAAAACAATAATAAATTATTAGTTACTCTGCTCTCAGTGGTACTCCATCACTGCCCTTTCTTTCAAAAATAGCTGCCATACATGATACTTTATTGCTGGATCCTCCCCCTTTCAACCACCACCACTATCTCATCCAACACATCATGCATCAGTTGCACATCATCAATGGTGTAAGTACCAGGCTCGACCAAAGTCAATTGATCTTCTGCAGTAAAATGAGTGAAATACCAGATCGCATTATTTTCTCCATTAATGCAGTTTTCGACATAGCCCCCAGCGGGTAACTGGCGGTTTTTATTTTTCCATATACCGCACAAAAATTATTTAATGAACATGTATGCTTGGTAATACTCTTTGCCAACCAATATCCGTCAGATCCTCCTCACGGATATTGCCGATTTCTCTACTTAAAATAACTCGAGCATCTTCAAGAGTTCTTTCATACTCAGTTGCCATAGTCCAAAGTGAAGCACCGAACGGTGAATGGAGTTTGCTCAGCCCTTCACTTACAATCTCGGCCTCTTCCCGCATATGGTTAGCAGCTTTGTATAACCATGCCAAAGAACACAGCTCATCAGTATTTATAGTCAGCGTATAGCTCTTCTTCCAAAACGCCCCCTGATACCCTATAGAAACTTCTCTATCCAGGAGATCTAAAACCCATCTACGGAATTTTTTAGCAACAACGGTTCGGGCAAACATTGCCACCAAGTGAGCACCGCGTAGAGAGAAAATGCGGACACGCCTTGCGCGTAACTTGTTGTTTATTCCATTGGTCATTGATTCAATGACCAATGACATCGCCGGAGTGAACTCATCCTTATTCTCATTAAAAAGGTTGGTTATTGATTTTGCACTTTTATATTGTAACGCTGCCGCCAATTCAGAAGATGCTAACCAAATTTGGCTCCCTTCTTGGATAGGGTGGAACTTAGTATTGTGGAATTGGAGTTGATTATTTGCTATACTTTTCATGTCGGTTACTCGCTTAAGGTTGCTGACAAAACGAGGCCCTGATTGTTACTAGCAGTCGGGGCCTCACTATTTTGATTACGCACTCAACTTCTCTTAATGCTACGAGCCAGTCTTTGAATAATGGCTGAGTTCAACGAAATTCCATTCGTTTTTCTTCTCGGTATACAATGTATCCACTACCGCCTCTTTTTGAGACCATAACGAAATAATGTCATTATGACATCAGTTGATATGGTGTCAATATGACAGTATTCTATGATACGGATTTGTATCACTCGATAAGTGCTCAGATGTCAGATAAACCAGTTTCAGCCCAAGATAAGTTTATGTTGCGCCTACCTGATGGTATGAGGGAAGCGATAGGAGAACGTGCCAAGCAAAATGGCCGTTCAATGAATTCTGAGATAGTACAAATCCTTCAAGACGCTATAGATGGGGAGAAAAATTTAACTGACCTCTCGTTACTTATTGAAAAAATACCTTCAAATGCAAATAGCGATGAAATAACTGAAGTTTTCAGGAAGCTGGTTGATCAACAAAATGAACTTCTCAAAAAATTTCTTGAACAAAACAATGTAATGAGAGTAATGCTTAAAGAAGCAAACAAAAGCTGACCAAAAGAGCACGGACGAACCAGAAAGCAAAAGTTCGCTCATTAATCGATGGCCGTATAGTTAATTCCTAATAGGTTTGTTATGGCTCGCAGGAAAGAATTAGTTGGCGTTACACACGGTATTATCCGCTCATTTAATAATAGAAATAATGACATAAATGGTTACTGGGCTATCGGACAACTGAAGTCTTTTGCTGCGCTGAATGGGCTTGCCTCAATAACGTTCAACTTATTGCCAATTGAACCGGCGTTCAATATTGAGCTAATAAACAAAGTGACCAAGAACTACTCCGCTAAGTTGTATTCACTTTTAATATCACAGCGCATACCCGTTGGTTGGATCCAGAATGCAGCCATCGTTATCCAGTTCAGCGGCGTTACACCATCCTTATCAGAAGTGAACCGCTGTTCATTTGGAGAGTTCTATCATTGTTCCTGTGAAGTAATCGACGACAACGGAAAAAGTTACATTGCGAGTGATTATGGGTTTTGCCTGCCGCATTCACCACATAAAGAGTTAAAGCGCTTCACTCGTTAGCCAGATGTCAAAATCTACTGAAAGCCAGCGTTTACGGTATCAGTACTGGTGCAAACGTCATCATTGATATGGACTGTTAAGCTACTTACTCCTTGCCCTTTCAATAACATCAATTAATTCGTCAATCACATCATGCATCAGTTGCACGTCATCAATGGTGTAAGTGCCATCCAGCATATCTGACCACCTCGCCAACGGCGGGCAGAGTTGCCCGGTACCGGTGCAGGGTCGCCATAAAAACCAATCTACACGGGAGGGTTGTGCGGGTTGTTTTCCGCGTTTTTTCCCTCGTCGCTGAGTTGCCAAAAAGGGCCGATATTTTCCCTTAGTACCAGTCCCAACAGTACCAGATAGTAATGTGCCTCATCCTGGAACAGGTTCTCACCCACAGGTACTTTATCTGATTGACGTACAATACTGCCGTTCTTCAAACACAACTCCTTCAACCGACTTAAACTCATGCTATCCACAGTCGCCAGACTTGCCGCAATCCCCATAGCCGTCACATTAGGGCTGATTGCAGGCAATAAACCGGATCTGGCCGCGATTTGCAGCATTTCCACTTGATCTCTGGCCGGGGAGGTTACGCCCTGAAAAACAGTGTCATCAATGATTACTTCAATGTTACGCCCCATATTTATGTTTCCTCTGCGCTGGCGAACTCGAAGATGAACTGTTCGTCATTCACCCCACTTTTCCCCGCACGAGTAGTAGAGCCACGATTGGTCATCACGCCGTCAAATCCGGCAAAGCGCTCATCGGTACCAGTCTGCGAAAACGTGAACGTGGCATCAATACCGGACTTTTCAGCGGCCAGCAGTTGCCGGGCCTGAACCGATCCCGGCATCAGATTTATCGTTAATCGTTTGGCACGGGTTTTATTATCCAGGCGAACAGACGTTCCGCCTATCCCGCGTTTTAGTGCTGCCCTGGGTTCTAGATCTTCAATGGTAATGGGTGGATCGGTATCACCAAAGTCATCAATAGGGATCCCGAAGACCGTTAGATTAGAACCGTCAGCGCCGTATCTGTGCATTGTCATAAAGGATCACTCCACGGTAGCATTGATTTCAGCAACATGACCCGCACGGCCTAAAATCACTAACAAGGTGGTTAACGGGTAAACACGTTTTTTGCGTTGGTCCGCCGTCAGTGAAAGCACATCCTCAGGACGTGACCGGATGACAAAACCAAAATCAGCCACTTTAGTCACACCATCTTCCGGATCAATATAGGAGCCAGTACCCAACACGCCATTATCGAAAAAACGCTTACAAGTGGTAGCGACTGTAGACAGTAACCCGTCGTAGTCCCGTGGGGTTAGTGCCCGTTTGGTGCCAACATTGGCAATGTAGTTGTAACCGTCCACCTGAATATGATTTTTCAACACATCCAGATTGAGCACATCATCGATAAATTCACCGTAGGACGACATCGACTTACTGTTAATCACACGGCTGCTATCAATTTGACCGGCCAATTCAATTTTGGTAAAAAAGACCGCATTTTTGGCTTTTAACGCATTGTAGGCGCTGGTCGCCATATCATCGCCCATGACACCTGGCAACACCTGATACTCACCAGTAATGGCGGTATCTAGCCCGGTTGGCCTGAACTTATGGAATGCCGCCGCCAATTGCACCATTGAATAGGCTTGTGTCGGGTCGGCAGTAACGGATCCAGCCGTTTTATACCCGACAAACACATGCCGATTACCTTTGCTTTTCAGTAGAGAAATGACATCATTATCTTTGTTTTGATCAGCTATATCGACGTCGCTAAATGTCCACCATACCGGATGGCTATTGGCATCAGACCAGTCGGCTAACTGGAGAATAATCTCATTAGTGGTGACATCACTGGTTTTGAAAAAGTAGTGATAGCGCCAAATGCGATCTGTTGCGCTGTTTACCATTTCCATCAACAGATCTTTGGTATTCTTCATCCAGACCGTGATTTGTGGCGGTTTGGGGATCTGCGCAAAATAGCGGGTGGCTATGTGATAAATCGGGCTGGTTGTTTTGAAATCAGCCCCAAGCTCTGGAAGTGATGCATAGTCACGAAATGAATCAGCACCAAACTTCACCCCTTCAGCTAAATCAGACGGGTCAGCAAACGTCAGGGCACTGGAGAAATCACCGTACCCGAGTCCTGCTGCCGTCAGAATAATATTGACGGGAATAATATTATCAACCGGATAAGCCATAAGTACCGTCTCTTTCTCTAATTTGAATGTCAAACCCTGCGGCGCGTAACAGCGCGTAGGATACGGTTTTCTCAATGAATAGATGGATATCAGCCTGATAGCGAGGTTGTAGCCCTGCCTGTAACAACCCTGTGAGATTTCGGCGGTTGCTGACAAAGCGCCAGGCGATCTTGTTGTGAAAAAGATAGTCACTGACGGGCGTCACAAAATTGGCATTGGCTAAATGCATGGCAGCAGTCGCCGCGCCAGCATTCAAAAAATTGACTGACAGCAAAAACACCATTGAGGTACAGGCTGTTTCTCGCAGGTCCTGCCAGTCGTTCCCTAATGCCGGGTCCGTTTCAACAATAACAGGGATAAATTCGCGCTTACGCCGGGTCTGTCCATAGGCTCGTACCGGAATGGGGTTATAAGTGGCGTACAAATCATTACCCACCGGAGGAGTACGGCCCTGGTCGGCTAAGACAACACGGTCGAGAGGGATCTTGGTGGCCAGAGAAATCAATTGCTGAAATATCGGATACATCTCTTCAATAGTTTCCATCAGCCTGTACCTCGATAGCGTTCAACCAGTGCACGGCAAAAATTGCGCCAAGGCCGGTTATCGCAGGAAATGACCCGCCATTGCCGTATTGCCAACCCGTCACTGAATTCCAGCAAATCACTAAACCTCCCCTCGTCATCGGGCCACAGATAATTCACACCATCGTTGATGTATACCACCCGGAGATCTTGTGGATTTGCAGTGCCTCCCATGCCGATGAGCATCTGAATATCTTTCCATTTTACCGACTGAACATTCACTTTTTGCAATTCGGTGACCTGTGGTTCGCCCTGCAGCCAAATCCCACCGGGGCCGCGATAGTCACCGGCAGTCGGTCGAATCAACCGGATGCCACCCTCAATAGGCGAATTAAAGGTGGCATCAATATGCCCATGCATATCCAGACCATTACCGAACATGATTAATCCTCCACAATGTGAGTAATTACGCCCTTTAACATACCGTGGTTAATCAGTGGCGTTGCGGATCCCTTGGCGGCAATGGTTGCGTCAGCGTTGCCGGGTTGGATACCGGCCTCGATGGCCTCCTGGCAATACCCCACTGCACGCGCACCAATCTGATCCAGCATTTGGAATGCGGTGATTTCGCCGCGTGTGACCTGCGCAGTCAGTGCACGAAAAGCTTTTTTGATGTTGTCCTGATTTTGCCGTAGTGGAATACGTAAAAATGAGCGTTCAGGGATACGCCCGTCAGCAGAGCCAAATTCCTGTACCGCACCAATAACTACAATGGGCGCACCATCTTCATAAATACCGGTTCCCTCTGGCAGGCCCACCAGCACCCGACGTTTTGCAGTTGCCCTTTCATGGATCTGATGCAGTTTCTGTGCCAGTTTTGTCCCACCCCGTATTTCAGCCCGCAGTTTCATACCATCACGCCCCCGGTACCGGCACGACGGCGCAAGCGAAGGAATTCCACGCCGTAAGTAGTCAGTGGCAAATCACCATTAATATTGAGATCGTCAGCAGTCACCGCAGGGACGGCAAAAGAAGTGGATTCATCACCAACAGATTTTGATGAGATGGCATAAGCGGCACCGACATCACCACCGATGGCCCTTTTTCGCATCACCAGTCGGTGGGCGGCAAAGGCAAACATGCCACGTTTTTTGATGGATGCAGGGCGGGCATTATATTTTAGCCAACGTTTGCCGGTTTCCGAATCGCCCTCTTCCAGTGCCTGAGTAACATCCCGCGCAGTCCACAAGGTGAGATCACTGAATTCCAGGTAATATTCACGAAAGTCGGCAACAACTTGATCGGTAATATTCACATTCCCCCCCCAAAAACAAAAAACCGTCATTCAGACGGGTTATTAACGTTATCTGCATTATTGGGTGGCGGGTTTGGCTCAGTTTTATTTGCCGCTGCCAGTTTTGCTTTTTTAGTCTCGATAGCTTTTTGCAATGTTTCTGCCTTTGCAGCCGACGGGGCTTTCTTACCAAACAATGCTTCATATTCATCACGAATATCAGTGATGGTCACCTCATTACCATCAGAACGATCATTAGGCGACTCATCAAACTGATCTGCCGTCATCATGCCTGCCTGAGTGAAAAGATGGTTCGTAAAATCACCATTAACCACCACCGAATGACCGACAGCAATCGTAATACGCTGACCGGTTTTTTCATCAGTGACGGTCAGGGGCGAGGTATACAAGTTGGTTAATTCAAACATGATTAAACCCCATCAACATAGTGAGCAGCCTTAGGGATACGCCATTCAGTACCACCAGTACGTAAAATGGCCGGGACTTTGAAGTTGATATTGTCAGCGGTAGCCGGTGCCATAAAACGTAATGGCATAACGTCATGGCCCTTCACTATCCGCATATCTTTTTTGTACACCATCATGCGATCTTTGCCCCTGATGCCCGCCCCAACCAGCAAGATATCGTCTTCAAATCCCATATCTTTGAAGTTGGTCCGCAGGAACTCCAACAGCGTGACATTTGAGGCGTTATGGGTGGATAACATGGTGCGCATCAAAAGCTGATATTGTTCCGGAGGAAGTACAAAGCCATTAGGGCGATGAACTGTCACGGTGTTCTTTAGATAGACCTGATTATAAGCTGCGCCAAAGAAGTCAATAATTGGCTGGGTCCCTTTATTGGGAATGTCTGCCACCAAGGCCTGTAGAGATACAGGGACAGCCTCGATACCTACACTGGAGCAGGTATACAACCCTTCACCAATGTCATCATGGCCTAACAGGTAGATTTTATTCAGGCCTTGCTCAACCACATCACGTACCGCCTGCCCACGTTCAGCATCCAGATTGACGTTATTTTCAATGGCAAAACCAATCTCCTCAATGGAATAGGTGTACCCCAATGCTGCAGTTTTGATTTCATGAAAGCCCTGATTCATGGCGATATCAACAGTGGGCACATCCGTCGAGTTGGGGCCAAAAACCTGTAACTCACCACGGGCATCAATTGAACGAAACGCGACCACTTTTATCCAGTCTGGTGCGCTGTCATCCAGTGGTAATAATGTGTCGTATTTAAACTGCGGGTATTCAAGGCGGTAAATCTGCGACTCAATATGTGCGGCTTGCTGAACCAGAAATGACAGTGCCGATACGGGGCTGACATCAAATACACGTTGTTTCATGACTGTTTTCCTTTAACCGTTTATGCACCGCTACCAGATGCCGTGGTTGACGCAAAAATACCGTCAACACGGACCTCGCCAATTTCGCCTGCTACCACATCATCTACCCAGCAAACAAAATCCAACTTCACACCGATGCCCCCAGCAGTCAGGCGACCTTGATTATCCCCTCTGGCAGTAATGACAGTGACCGCATCACCCGCATTAGCCCCATTAACGCACAGGACAAACATCGGCCCTTTCCGCAGTAAAGACGCGACATGATCCACACCATAACCCACGTCATAATCCGGCGGATTCGTTGGCACGCTATTACTGAATTCCGCCATTGAACGGACGGTAAACCCGATGATCTGTGCTGCCATTGTGGTCGGTGTCACCGGGGCGCAAGAACGAATACCTGCCCCCCGGATCACCGCCCGACCAAATGGCACCATTTCTGTTTCAACGCGGCGGGATATCACTTCGCAAATATCAGTAGTAGAAATTTGCCCTTCGTATGCCTTGTCGCGCCACAGGGTGAAGTCACTCTGCGCAATAGCCATTATTTATCCTCCGGTTGTTTGCCATAACGTTTGTCCAGCCAGGTCTGGCGAACACTGTTACGGACCGACTGAGCATCACCCATTTTGATTTTCGTCATGTCGTGGCCCAAATTGATGATGGAGTCATTAACATCATCTTTATCATCAGGATCGTCGTCATCTTCATTTTCCCGACGCTCTTCTTCCGCATCGAAATACGCCAATACATAGGCATCAGGGGCCTTATCCCACGAAGCGTATTTGCGACATTTGATACCGGCCATATCCAATGCTGAACGTTTAATTTTCAGCGGTTCAACAGAGTCACAAATGAAATCCACACCCGCTATCTTGATGGCAGAGTCACGGGCAGTGATAACATCTGACAATCGTTTCGCAATGGCAGCGTCAGAAGCTTTTTCTTTTAATTGCGCGATCTCTTCATCTTTTGCGTCAGCTTTGGCTTCAGCCTCTTCCCGTTTCTTTTCCGCTTCATCTTTGGCGACTTTAGCCTTCTCCTTACCCTCTTCCGCATCTATGACACGTGTTTTCAGCGCATCAATAGAAGATTGGATCAGTTGCTGGGTTGCTTCATCCGCAACCTCCACACGTGCACCGGCATCCAACAGAACTTTAAACATGGGGTTCACTCCCTCTGGTTTGCGATCAAATAACCGCGCCAGATGTCCGGCTCTGGCCTGATCACACAGCGCGATATGGTTAATGGTGATGGTGCGTTGAATAAATTCGTAAGCAGTACCACAGGGTGCGATACCCGGTGCATGTTGATATTCAGAGGTATAACCGGCTGATAGCTCCTCTTTCTCTTGATTGATTTCATCAATGGCGTATTGATCTTTGATAAGAAGATCGACAACCACATAGTCAGCATCCTCAACATCCTGTCGGCCCGGAGAGATGACGTGCCCCACCGTCACCTGTCTGAACGTTTGGGCATTTACCAGATCATCAGGGTGATCAATCGTGATATCTGCATTGTCGTAACTGGCCAGACTCGCAGGGGAAAAAACTTCTTCTTGAGGACGGTAGACATTCACAATTTGACCGGGTGGCCGATCCGTTAATCCCAGTTCAGAGGCGAGATACTGCTGTACACCGACGCGGGCAACCCGCCCGGGGACTTTTAAATAGCCCTCAGCAGTGATTTCTCGTTGGGAATTAATCGGAAAGGACACACGGTCACGTACCGTGATCCGCATAATAAATCCTGTTAGTAATCAATACCTTTAAGTTGGGGTATCGCGTGACAGCGGCACCCTACATGTGCTCTGCCGGGGAATAACCCTGTTTCTCCGTTGTAGGCTGCACCCCGTAACCAGAGATAAACCCCTACGCCATAACCCACATCAGCGCGGGCAATTTCAAAACATTTGATTCTGGCCCGGGGATATTTACCCGCAGGGTTACCAGATACGCGTACATCTTGCGACGTAGACCAGCGAAAACGGACTATCCCTGCGTTCACCTGCCGTGTATGCGTAATATCACTACGAATTTTGGCAGTTTGGTCGAGGGAAATAAGATGTGATCGCTGATAGGTGGCACCGGTAACCTTCTGGATATTCCTGACCATCGTTGTCAGAGAATCACCTCGCATAATGCTGTCCATAACTTCCCGCTGAATATCATCGAAATAATCGGAGGACAGTGATTTGATCAGTGCAACATTGTTTTCCACCGATGCATCGAAATAATCGACCAATGACTCATTAACCATGAGTGAGGTCATATCGATACCGATGGCGCGATTAATTTGCTCGACAAATGCCGCTGAACTTTCAGACTCAGCCAGACTAACGACGCGCTGCGCTAATCGGTCAATCTGTCTGCCGAAAGTAGACGTATAAAACTTCTCCGATGCCTGCCTGATCGCCTGTTTGATGATATCGATCAGATAACTGTCGGCGGTGTAATTACGGCGTAACACAGGGATTAATACTTCATCCACGGATTGGGCCATTAACCGGACAATGTCACGTAACCGAGCACGATAATAGTATTCGGTTTCATTCGTCTGTTTAATTGGTCGGATGGGGGCTCTGCGATGTGGTGGGATCTGTTTTATCAGCGTCTGAAGTGTTGCCAAGCCTGAACTGATAATCACCTTGTCGTTCGGCGGCCTCGTCATCGGCAAGTCGGGTAATATCATTTTCGTCAATGCCATAAACCCCTTGCTCCATCAATTTACGGGCTACCTGCGATGGCAATACCACTCTCTGCCCAAGGCGAATTTCATCAGCCTGAGCATCTGCCAGCCGTTGTGTCGAAATTTCGGTATCCGTGGGTTGAGACAATGGCGCAAAGGTAAAATCCAGATGATCCGGCATCGTCCCCAGTGCTGAACGGACAAACACCTGATCCAGTCTTTTCAAAAATGGTCGGTATTTCGCTTCCTGATCCCCCTTGATAGTGCTGAAATAATTGTTCTGATCACCTTGCCCGGAGTCGCCCAGCCCTTTTGCCTGCACGCCGAACAATCGGGTCATGGGAATACCTGATGCGCCGGATGTCCATTCCATCAGGGCAGCCAGTACTTCCCCCAGACCACCAAAGGATATCTGTTTGCGATCCAGTACCTCATCGGTATCCAACAAAGCTAGCCGGAAGAGTGATTTCATCATGCCAAAAATGTGATAACGCTTTGCTATCGCCTCATCCATATCACCAGAAGAAAGATCATTCGCCAGATTCTTACGGTTTATGGTGTCGATATTGGCTTCCATAATCAGTGAGGAAATCCCCCCTTTGGCCGCAACTGCATCTTTCACGTCTTCAAGGCAACGTCTTAACCGGCTGTCATCCCAACCACCATTGATCATGCGTAACCGCATTGGTAACGCTGCGCCGGGTGCTCGAACAAAATGGCTGAAATGAATGAGCTGTTGACCACCGTTAACCCGATAATAATCTGGCTGCATAAAATTCTCAGCGAGAGGATCGGACACGTTATATCGCTGACCGTTGATCAACATACGGTCTAAAACCAAAAGACGCTTCAATGAGCCTTTTTTTATTTTACCCACCTTAAGTGGACGAGAGAGATCCTGATCAGTCAGCATCAAGACACCCGCACCACCGTATAACCCAGCCCATTTAAAGGCTTCCTGTGTCACACACTTAATATTGAAATGATTTTCAACATCACGCAGTATTGAGGCATCATCAGATGGAAATGTCCGCCACTCACGGGTGGCGTCATCTACCGGGATATCGATGATTGAACGGGCGATCCAGTTTTCTGTATACGCCGCTTCCAGTTCGGTAAAGTCCTGCATCACTCCATACATAAATCGGCTGTACATGCGCCGGTCACGGTCGGTCCCCATACCTGTCATTACATTCGCCAGACCATCAGCTGTCAGGCGAATACGGGGTTTACCGCTAAAATCCAGTTTTTTACTCATCGTTAAACCCACTTGTCGTAACTGATGCTGCCACCAGCAATTAATTCGATCTCTATCGAGTCCATGATTGTGTCGAGAATGTCGTCGTTTTTGTGACTGTCATCAGCAGAGAAATCGGCACATTCAGTCAGTGCAGGCATGACCCAATCAGTGGCGGCAGCAACAGTGCCATCCCAGTAATAAACCTGCGGGATTTTTTGGCCGTCATCAGTCATTAGTGCCGGAAGATAGACACAGCCAGTTTTCATCTGCGGGATGGTATTCAAGCAGCGGATCAGTTTGTTCTGGCCTGAACCACGGGGAATGGTCAGAACCGGAATGCTTTTACGTTTTACCAACGTAGTAATCAGACCTTGACCGGCCTGCTTATCCTCGATACCCATATGGCGTAATGGCGCAGGGCGTTTGGGATTATAAGGCCGCCACTTCTCCCATAGATCCTGGGCGGTGGTCAGTAAATCTTCCGGGTCCCACCGGCCACGTACACTGTCGATAATGTAGAGATTGCTATCAACGCCCATTCCCACCAGCGTAAAGACGGTGTAGTCGTTGTAATCTTCAATTTTGCCGGAGTTGGTATCGACATAAACCGCCCGATGACTCAGCGGCGGTAAATGGGTGTAGCGCTTAAACCAGTCAGTATCGATTAACCCGCCTGTCAGTGCGCGTGGTCGCTGCATATACTGCGACATAAAAGTGTATTCGTCGCTTTCCCACAGGCGCAGCAAATCACCGATATCTTCATTTACCGGCCAGTAGGACCAGTAACTTACGCCGCCAACCACCACACTTTCAGTATGTTTAACCGAGAGCCAACATTGAGAGCGCCACGGCTCCGGCAGTGTATCTATGTACTCTTCACTGAGCAGAGCCGGAATGGTGATATGGTGAAAATCTATCCCCATTTTGCCGGAAAGCATAAAGCCGGTAGCATCGTCGGTATGCAACCGCTGCTGAATAGAGACGAACGGTGTCGGGTGCGCTTTGCTTTTATCGCCGCGCCGTGAGCGGATGGTATTCACCAATAAACGGTTAGCGCTGGTCCGTTTCGTCGCCGAAAACATATCATCGGGTTTGTTGTAATCATCCAGCCCGACAAAACCGGAGAAATCCGGTCCCGGATAACCCGCACGGCTACCGGTTAATTGGCCACCACTGGAGCGGGAGACCGTCTGCCCCACCGTCCGACCTCGGCTATTAACGATTTCCCATTCTTCCGCCTGATTCACCCCAAAGCGGCAAGGCCATAATGACTGGTATTCAGGGCTGGCGATAATATCGCGGGTGCGGCGGCTATTACGCTTTACCAGCGTATCGGCAAACGACACATTGAGATTACGAAAACGCGGTAACTTGCCCGTCTGCACCAACATATTGATATAGGCAGGCAGATGAACCGAAATGAATTCTGTTTTAGTCCCACCGGGTGGCACGTTAACAATCAGATTGCGCGGTTGCAGACGGTTATTAACCAGGTCATCCAGCGTCGAGGCCATCATTTTATGATGCCAGTTCACCAACAGCCGATCACTCTGCAACAGCTCAAACCAGATACGGGTAAAGTTGAGAAACGATTTCTCAGATCGGGATTTCAGGGCGACACGCGACGGGAAATCCAGATTTTCCCATTCGAGAATATCGCTCATGTGGTGATCCTGCTATCGCGCCATGTTTGGGTGATTTATCGCCATTATTCCCCTTGCACTTTTTGCCCGATAGGGACAAAATGACATTTGTAATTACAGATGTCATTACGTAAGTGAGGTTCAAATATGGGTAATATTAATATTCGCATTGATGATGACTTAAAAGATCGTTCTTATGCGGTACTGGAAAAACTGGGCGTCACCCCCTCTGATTTACTGCGCCAGACGCTGGAATATGTGGCACAAAGTGGCAAACTGCCCTTTAAATCCGTGTTGCTGACTGATGAAGATCAAGCATTGGTCGCCGTAGTCAGAGAACGTTTAGCCAATCCACAACCGGTCAGGGTGTCACTGGATGACTTATAATCTTGATTTTGATCGCCGGGCGCTGAAGGAATGGCATAAGCTCGGCGATACCGTACGTCAGCAATTTAAGAAAAAGCTGCTCGAAGTGATTAAAAATCCACGCGTTGAAGCCAATAAACTGCGCGACTTGCCTGATTGCTACAAAATAAAACTACGCAGCGCCGGATACCGCCTGATTTATCAGGTGCAAGACGAAAAAATCACGGTTTTTGTGGTTGCCGTGGGTAAACGGGATCGTGAAGAAGCCTACAGTGAAGCTGGCAAGCGCGTCTGATTGTCAGTATTCAATCCAACCCCGGCAATTTACCCTCTAACATCTGCTGAGCGTTCGAATAATCTTCTGGCTTGTAATTCACCTGGTTAATGGCACCACCATCAGGGCCGCTGATTTCGGTTTTATTTTTCAGCATACCCAAATGCTGCCCAACCATTTTTAACGCGTCGTCCTGATTACGGGTAATGACCTCTAAGCCAAACTTACCTTGCTTAACACCAGCATAAAGACGACGGGCTGAAACCGATAAATCACGCGAATCATGAAAATGTGCCCTGCCTTGTCCCTCCCCATTACAACGTGGACAATCCGGATTGGGATCGAGCGTGCTGTCAAAACCATAACCGCCATCATCCAGTGGCGCAGGTTTTCCGTTATTGGTTCTTTTCTCTGATTCTTCCTGATATTCCTGCTCGTTAATCCACTGGTATTTATTTTCAATGCCCCAACAGTGACGGCAGCATAAACGGCGAAACTCTGAAATTTCGTTGGCGTTGGCTGTTGCAATATCCCACCACCAGCTTAAAACAGCATCCTGCGTGATATGTGTCCTTCTTTCTCTTGCCGCCATGGTATCGTGTATGGCTTTGTTTACTGATACGTGACGATACAGTCGACGGGCAGCAGCGGCACCGGTTAATCCCTTACATTTATATCCGGCCCGTTTATAAGCAGCCGTTTTATCTAAATCAATTAAATATTCACTGACGAATTTTGCCTGCATATCGTTAAGCCCATATCTACGGGCAATAGAGCAGCTTTCTTCAATTTGATTTTCATTTGGTGAGCAATTTGCATCAATTTGGTTTTCAATTGGAGAAATTAATTTTTTAGTCTTGGTTCGCAGGTTCGCACAGGAATTATGCGAACCTGTTTTGCGAACCTTTTCGGGCTTAGGCCAACTGTCGGCTTTAGCCTTCTTCCGTATTGCTGTATCACTTACATCGTACTTTTTAGCTAATGCACGAACAGAGAGCAGCCCGGTACAGTATTCGCGCTTTATCGCTCCCCAATCCGGTTTTTTCATTTTTTACTCACATTTTGGTTTTAAATATTCCAGCAAGAAAATCATGGCTCGCGTGTCGCCTTTCTTGGCTTTGATAAAAAGCGAATTTGACAGGTCGGCTATCCCTTTAGCCTTTCCCCGGCGTACTGTCAGTCGGTAAAGTGAAATAGCAGGTTTGTCTCTTCGTAACTTATCAATATCTATATCCAGTGTGTCAGCTATCTGTTGTTCCGTTAATCCACGCCCAGCCAATGCCTCGACCTTATCAAGTATCGGCTTATCCATCGTCATGCCCTCTTTGGATAGGGTTTATGACGTGATAGCAGAATTTTTTTCATTTTCTTGTCAAGGGGCATCAGGTATTTATGCTTTCCTGCTGTCTTGAACTCTTGGGCGTTGGGGTCTAAATACTGTCGGATTGATTCAAGACTTTGCTTTACCCCTTTGGCAAAAATGCTGCGCGGGTGAGTTTTCTTACCTTTGATAATGAACGCCCCCACTGTTCCGGCACCAAATAGCCCCTCATATATCCAATTGGTGGCCTGATAAATTCCGCCATGATGATTTTGATCTTTATCTGCATAGGAGACGATTAGTCGCAGACCGGGGCAAACATCAGCAAGAAATTTAATCGCTTTTGCCAATATCTGACTAACTGGCGATATGTGCTGACGTAATGCCACACGGGTAAGTTCGCACACTTGATCCTGCTGCAAACTGTAAGGCTGCCCAATATGGTTATTGGCACCGCGGCTAAAAATAACGACACCAATAAATTTCCCATCTTCCCACGCACCCACTTTTACCAATTTTCCCACTGGTACCGCTTTGGCATAATGCCAGTTAAGGCAGGCAAAGCTGGCAGCCTGATGAGTCGCCCAATCCACCGTGAGTGTTGTCATAGAACACCCCCACAGTGTGGGCAGAGCTTGGCATCCAGATGATCGAGCTTTCCCTGATCATCTTCGTTACCAGGCAGAAAATCGAGATTCAACATTTGATCGATTTCATCAGACAAAAATCCGGTTAGGCCAAGGTCAAAATTTTCTGCCAATAAATCACTTAATTCCAACGTTAGGAAGTCCAAATCCCATCCGGCATTCAACGACAATTTATTGTCAGCAATACGATAGGCTTTTTTCTCTGATTTTGTTAAACCACATAACGTGATTGTGGGTACATCTTCAATACAACACTGCTCTGCAGCCAGTAAACGGCCATGACCTGCGATAACCTCCCCTTGCTCATCAATCAAAACCGGATTCGTCCACCCAAATTGTTTGATACTCGCGGCAATTTCATCTACCTGATCCGCTGAGTGTGTTCGTGGGTTATTTGCATAGCCCATCAGCAAAGTGAGAGGCTTGTAGAGTATCTCCAATTTTCTGTGATTTTTTTCTATGGCCATGGTGTATGTTCCAACTAAAATGACCCTGCTCTCGAGAGCAAGTGGGCCTTGGTTCGTACTCATGACCGATCCTGTGGGTATGAATGGCCGTTAGTAGCTACAACTACCAGCGGTCGCCCACCTTCCTAAATAAAAAAAAACCACCAGCAACCATGCTCAGGGTGAGCGGAAAGTGTCACTGATGGCTTTGCTTGCGCATTACATAACAGCCTCGCAAAGCTGCTGTGTGATGACATTTATATATAAACAAGTTATGGCAAACACTGAATCGCTTTGCTCATGTCATTGTTATTAACATTACACTGCAAAGATTAAACTCCATTAATCAACATTCATAATTAATATATCTTTTATTGAAAGGAATACATCATCTCTTGAATTTGATCTTTTTATATAATTTAGATGTGTTTCGTAAAAAGGTAGAAATTTATTTTTAATTTCAACTTTCAAATCACCTTCATTAATTAATGCGAAACATTCATAAACATGATCAAAAGCCAATTCAAAGTTGATGAATTTTTCATCATGAATTACATGTCCTTCAAACTGAAGTGGCATATTTTTAAGGGTATTTCTATATCTTATAACTGCTGTTTTATATGATTTTACTAAACTATAGGTTTCCTGATTTTTCCATGCATTTAATGCTCTCATAGCCATCAAAGCAGCAAATAAAGTAGCTGCAGCAGCACCCCAAGTTCCAACCGTACCAGCCAAGGCTATCCATTCACTAGTTGTCATGATTTCCCCAGAAAAATACCACAATGTATGTTAGTTCAGACTTACACCATCCCAAAAGCTAATTACCCATCATTTTATGCATATTAATGAATTAATCACTTAAATTTTTTTATTAACTTTACTTGTAGATTCGTCCAACTAGTCATAATGTTTTTTTATAATTATATTTCCTTTCCACCCAATAACCTCATCGAGCCGCCCCTTACAGATCCGCAGCTCACGTTTTAAAGCCAGCGCATACAACCCGCTATCACCCCACGTAGTACCGACGAACTCCGGCACTTCACATTCAATTAATGCAGATTCTGACGGTAGCAATACAGGGCAGGTAACTGCCGGCCGTGGTACCGACTTATTCGCGCAGGATGTTAATGCTAGCGTCAGGCATGCGCTGAATAGCACACTTATCATCTGACGCCGCCGCCAGAAACCGCTTAAGCCGGTCTTCACTTTCATTGCGTAGTTTCCTTTCGCTCTCTAGCTGACGGGCTGTGGCTGTACGGTTGGCGGCTTCATTCACCTGGTATGCATCGATGATGTTGCCCAATGCCGTGTTTGTGGCTTGCTCGGCCACCAGCTTCGCTTCCGTTTTTTTGACCTGATTTGAGAGGCGATAACTGTTAAAGAACAAAGCCGACACAATAACCACCAGCAAAGCAATGACTATTCCAATGGATTTATTCATCCAGCCCCCAGCACGTCAGTTCGCTTTCCTGTGCGCGGCGCTCTATCTGTCCGTAGCAATTATTGGACCGGATATTGCAGTCTTTACCACCGTCACGAACCCATCGCTTGATTTCAGCACAGGCCCCCTTTTGGTCACCGGCATTAAGCTTTCGGTAAAAAGTGGAAGTAAAACATTTACCAAGTCCAATGTTATAAGGGCAAAATGATGCAATGCCCGCCTTTTGTGGTTCTGTCAATGTGACTTGAACATTTTGCTCTACCCACGCTAGTGCATTATCAGCTTCCAGTTTATTCACCTCACTACACTTCTCTGCTGTCAGCCTCATTCCTTTCATTACCGGCTTACCATCAACTCGCGTGACGCCACGGCAAATAGTCCAGATATTCTTTCCGTCCAGATAAGCCGTCAGCCTGTTGCCTTCTTTTTCATCCAGAAACTGGCTAAGAATGATTGATGCTGGAACACCCGCGATAACAAGACCAAGAACAGCGGCGCTAATTTTAGTTTTAGTCGATGCCATTATTCACCGTCCTGTTTATATCCGTGCCGCCGGTCCCATATCTTCACACCCGCATTCAACAAAAATGTCAGGACCATAAAAAGCAAGGAGCCAAGTACACCAATTACCGTCCATTCATCAGGGGTAAATCTTGCTATTAACTCCTTAACCCAAAAAATGAAACTACTGCCAGATACGGTATAGGAGACCGCTGTAGTGATATTACCTATTCTCATCGTCTCCCTCCCTGAAGGATAGGTTTTTACAACACACAGAATAACCACAGTAAATATGAAAGCATTATTGTACTGCGCTTAGTTTTGTCAGCATTTGACGGAAAGTCTAAATTTAGGCTATATTCAGACTCTCATAGAACCCTGTAAGTCACACTGTCGGGGCTGTAACCTGATAGATATTTAACGCTTCCGACCTCACGATGTCTGTATGAAGCGTATACACGTAACCTTCATGATTTTTATAGCGGAATGAATCGCCTTTTGACGCAGGAGTCGCCGATGAGAGTAGAAACAATTAGTTTTTTGAAAAAACACGCAGCTTCACTGGAGCTATCAGAACCCATTTTAGTCACTCAAAATGGAGTGCCCGCTTATGTCATCGAATCTTACGAGGAAAGAAAGCAGCGAGATGATGCTATCGCATTACTCAAACTGCTTACGATTTCAGAAAAAGACAAAGCAGAAGGCCGTGTTTACACTCGCGACCAATTATTGGCAAATATTTAGCTTGTTACTAACAGGAGGCACAAATGATAACTCCCCCGACAAGCCATACAGCCAATATCGAATACACAGAAACCGCGCTTTCGTGCATAAAAAGAATTGCAAGTTTCCTAACTCAGGTAAATGTTGAGCCAAAGCCAATTTTAGACGCGGCATTAAAAGAGTTTGAAGCCAGAGTGAGTACTTTTCCTGAAAGTTGCCAAATCGCGCCCCAACTCCTATCCATTGGTTGCGCAAAATATCGTGAATGCAACACGAAGAATGGATATCGCATTATCTACAGTGTCAGTGCCACGCTTGATGAAATCACATGTCATGCGATCCTCCGCCAAAAACAGGATCTACAGGGCTTGCTTTTTTCACGTATTATCGAGCGATAAAAAATATAAAGTATCTAAAAACAATAAGTTAAATCTATATTGTTATAAGTGAATTAATCAAAATATCTCGCGTAATATTCTTTGTATTAGCCTATCACTACTGACCGTATAACCATTATTATCACACTAGCGGGTAAAATTCGTAACGAATAGCTTTTTTATGTAATTTTTTCAATTTCAGATTTATGTGTCCATTCATCCATTTCTAATTTTGCCCCGGACATAATCAGGCAGGCATCCACGAAGGTTTCAGCCATCATGAGTTTAAGCCTGATTTTTCCCTCTGAGCACTTCTGTTTTCGCGCGATGGCCGACTTCGAAATACCTTTTTTGTAATGCTGCTCAATCAGAGCATAGTCTTCATCACGGCCAACTTTTTTTAAGCTCCCTACAGCAGCATCGACTACCAGACCATCACTATCACAGCACGACAGACGTGATTTTGACGTATTCGGCAATACCCCTTTAAACCCGGCAGCAATGTGAGAATAATCAACACCGCTATATTCATTCGCCGCCCACCCTCCCCAGCGCTCCAGAACCAGTTGAATATCACGTCCTCTTTTTCCACATTGCTGTGCTGAATTATTGTTCACCGGGTTCATAGCTTACCCTCCTGCCTCAACACAGCCTGTGTGCGCATAACACCTTCTGCGTGGTACAGTCGGACTGTCTCCCTATCAATAAAACGGGTACGCCGGTCACATTCGTTATGACAAGCACTGCATCCCCATGCTGCCTGCGCATCAGATGGTTTTATTCCCGTACCGCATGTACCAGCAAGCCGATAATGAGTAAGTACCACCGTTTCAATATCGCTATTGCATATTCCAGGTATGCGGATCTGGCACTCACGCCCTCTCGCCTCTTCACGTAAATTAGCCATAGTTCCCCCTAAGCCGCATAACTCATGAGTTGACTGGCGGCATTTTCCACCTCAAATGGATTATTGAAGGATTTACTGAGAATGAAAGTCCACAGAACATTCAGTGTTGATTTGTATAACTCGTTGAATTCCAGCTCGTCCATTTTCGCGAATGAAATAGAGCGAGGTTCACGCAGCGTTGAGCCGTCCGGTAATTCGAACAGGTCATAATGGCCAGATTCGACAGTCACCCAACGGCGGAAAGCATGAAATGATTTTGCAGTAGATAAGTTCGCTGCCCGCTTACCGGCCACCAGCGCCAGATAATCGTCAGCTATCTCATGAAGTACGCCCTCATTCCCAACATAGGAAATAAGTTGGCTTACATAGCCACGCAGGAATTTAAGTTCGAATGGTGATATTGCCCCGCCCTTTGGCTCCCAATATTCAAAGCCAAGGTTGAGCAACGAGAAGAATTTACGGTGAAATGGTGCATTACGCACACGTTTAAATTCGCCAGTGACAATAGTCCCCAGCTTGGTGTTTTTGACAAAATCCTCAGCATCCGGCGTGGCCGGTACTAAGATCCCACCTGTTGATTTAGTAAAACTATACTGTGCCATGTCCACACCCCCCGGATATATAGCACAGCAGTACGACGTTTAGGTTGCCAGTTGCTCAGACTGGTTTTTAAATTATATATGTTTATTTATAATAACACATCAACACATTAACCTTATGATTAACTCGCGATACGATCAATGTTTGGACATATAATATTAGGTCCATAAATCATAACCTCTGAACCTTTTTTCTTTATTTGTGCCGTATAAGTCAAAAAATATTGGTCTTGTCTATAGCTTTTATAAATTTCTTTAATTTCTAATACGTTATCATAAGATACAATCCAAGGCCGCTCCACTTTAGCTAAAACCTCACATATTTCAACATGGTCTTTGTGTTGATAAAAATTACGATATAAACCAGAGCCATTGACATAATACGGTGGGTCAAGATAAATAAGACATTTCTCTGGAAGAGTCGGCACTACACTAGTTAATAACTCAATAGCATCGAGATTATAAACACTAATTCTATCCTTGTAAGATGCGATCTTATTTATACGTTTTATGAGATCAGACTTGTTAAATCTTACATCTAACTTCCACTTACCACTTTGTGCTTTCCCTCCAATTACCCCAGCCTTTAGGATCCCTGACCTATTGACTCTGTTCAAGAAAAAAGTCGCATAACCAAGTTCTACTAAAGAATACTCACTTGGGCATGATATTACTTTTTTCTGATGTAACCAATTATCTATAGTTACCGGGGTGCTTTCTATTAATTTACACAACTCTTCTGAATGGTAAATAACTGAGAGCCAGAAAGAATAGACAGCTGGATCAACATCGTTGATATGAATATGTGAAACATACTCCATGCACAATAATTCAAGTGCTACACCAGCGCCACCTGCATATGGCTCGACATAATGTCCTTCAAGCAGATCGTTTTTTTCGATTATTTCTTTGATAAAATGAGAAAATTTACCTTTCCCCCCAGGATATCTTAGTGGTGTGTAGTACTCTCTGCCCGCCACTTGTTCTATCTCCTACAACTAAATAATAGCCTATTTAATCATAAATAGGCCTCGTTGGCCATCTAAAAAATCAGTCCCAAATGGCTTCTAATAATGGCCTATAATCATTTGCTATTAACTTCAGCTCTGAAGCAATAGGACTACTGGTGGTGTTATGGACAAATTCATTGAAATACGCGATAGAACCTAATGTGTCCTGAGCTTTAGCTCTCTTCGTAAGAGCTTTAGTCTGAGGTTTTTTCCATAAACCTTTCTTCTCAAAAAAGACTGCAATACTGTCAACTTTAAGAGAAAGATTTGAATTTGTTAAATCTAATTCTTTGTTGTTATCGCTGCGCAAAACAGGTGTTCCCGATACTTTCTCTTTTTCAATATAATAATCGCAACTTAATTCCAAAAATACTCTGTAAAGTATTGAGGCAGCATTAGGGGTTCTATCTACTTCAATTCTTTGTTTTAATTCTTTATATATATCATTAATCCTTGCTTGGGTAATACTTAAGGGATAATCGATCAGATATTTACGCGCTGTCGTAGGTGGACGAACTCTAGGTGGTTTAGGCTTTTCATCATCATTTCCTCCCTCATTTGTATTCCCACTGTCATCCAGTCCTTTATCTGGATTTTTAATACCATCACCATTCCCACCTAATTCTATTTTTTTCTCTTTTAAAATTAATGGTAAATACTCTTCCGGAATTCTAGATATAAATGCTTTCCTATCTTCATCATGATATATATCATCGACATTCATTCCATCTTGTTTGAATAATATAATTGCGTATTCTAATGATGGTACTATAAAGTTAATATCTACTATAGGTGTTAGCACTCGATTAATGACTTTCAATTGAAATGCATCTTGTGCTGGCTTACTTGCAAAGAGACGTGTCAACGAAGTCACGGGGATAGCATTGATAGCATCCTTTACCTCATCGGAAAAGATATCATTATCTACAATAAATTTCCTAACCTGACGACCAACTGATTCCCCTGAACCTTGTCTTGCACGATACTCATCCCGGATATCACCAGACCAATCAACTCGACCTGCACCATTATTTTCACCCGTATGTTTCAACTCTAACCAGATACTACCATCTTCTCTTGAGCCGACAACACCACACTCAATATCACTTATATTAGAAAGGTCCATATCTTCGTGAAGCTTTCTAAAATCTCGAGTCAGCTTATCCACAGGACAAACATCAGGGTTCATTAATAGCTTCAGTGCAGTTAAGCGCCGATTACCTTCAATAACTATATAACGGCTGTCATTATCTTTATAAACCAATTGGAGTTCTGAAGGATCAAGGCCATTTTTGCTGATGTGTTCTGCCAGTTTAAGTATCTTCTTAGATTCACGATCTGAACTCATCATCAAAGAAATTGCCTCTCTTTGATTTTTTGCAGTATCTTGCCCAAACCTCACATTCTCTAAGTCAAGTTTTAAATTAGAAAGAGGTACGCTTTTTATGATTCTTTTCATAAAAATCCCATTGTAATTATAGATAAACAAGTCATCTGATAATAATTCAAGGTTCATGCTAACTACAAATAAAAAATCACTTCATTATAAAAAAACAAATAGCAGACTTGTTTTTATCATAAAAAACAAATCCAGTTTTTTTTACAAATGAGATTTAGCACACATTTAAAAGTAAATTTATTAACACATTCAAATAAACAATAGTTACTATTCGAGTAAATATTAATTTTCTGATCATAATAACTTACCAACTTCATTTTCTCGGGTACCTGAGATGTAGTTAATCAGAACGAGCACGTAAAAAATCATTATGATAAATTCTCTATCAACACAACAAACTGGCGTAGCTTCTCTTCTGCTGCATTATATTTCCCCTGCCAGTCCAAACACTCCCGCTCGTAGTGCTTCGCTGTGCGCCAGTTCTTATTGGCTGATGCCACCAGCTCCGCTATGCGATCAGCGATGCTGTTAAGCACCTCGCTTTCACGGGATTCTACTCTCTCTGCCACTGAACGAATTGCAGCAATCATGCCATCGGTTGAAATATTCATTTGGTCTCGCCTCTGTGGTCTCTCCGGTCACGCCAGTAATTTAAGCGTTCTTTAAAAAATGCCCGATAATCTAACGTTCACGTCGCCACGCACCAGCAAGTCTATGGCCGCGACTACAGCGACTGGCCTTACGTCTATTTATGCCAAGGCTGTGGTGCGTATGTGGGCCTACATCCATTCACTGCTATTCCTTTAGGGACTCTGGCAGATAAGGCAACCCGACAAGCCAGAAAATCATGTAAAACCCCGTTTGAAAATATCTGGCGCTCAGGGCATATGTCCCGCTCTCAAGCATACGGTTGGTTAGCGGCGAAAATGGAGATCCCCACAGAGCAGTGTCACTTTGGTTGGTTTGATATTAAGCAGTGCCAGCAAGCGAAGCAGATATGTGAAGGCCACTCCCCAACCTGATCTATGAGGTGCATCGTGAATGAATACAACTATCAGCGAATGGCTGAGCAATCGCTGGAACAGTATGACCGCATATTACTGTCGGATCCCAACGAGCAAGAGGAATTAGACAAGCGGATTGAGTTTCTACGCCGCAATTCAAAAATGCTCAACGCCTTTAAATCCGCTGTCCAAAATAGCTGTTTTGTTGCTGGAGCGAGTACCGGCCACCTTGAGTTACTTACCGAAACTGCCGCTATGGAACTTTATCTGGATGAGGTACAGGAGAAAATATTTCTCCGGGTTGCCAAGGCCGAGCGAGCAATGGAATTAGACGCTGAGAAAGACCACCTACTCCAATAAAGAGAAAAGCCCCAGCGATTAAGCCGGGGCTATCCCAGGAGTGCGGGACCAACCGCAAACCTACTGAGGACTGAACAATAACCACGAGGATTATTATCAGCGTGGTTGAGTGACCAAACCCAACCATGGGAAAGCATACCATGACTATTGAATTCATCAAGACACTCCAGTATCGCCATCGTGTGACTGGTGACGACATTAACCAGTATCCCCGCCAGTCTGGCCTGAAATTCTTCTTCGCATGCGTTTTAGGCGCGTTCATGTTTCTTGCTATCGCTGTCAAAATTTAAGGACTGACCAATGACCACTCAAGCAGTAACAACCAATCTTCCACCCGCAGTGGTGGGGTTGAATATTGATGAACCCACCTGGAACGCACTGAAAAATAGTATTTACCCTGGCGCTAAAGATGATTCAGTCATCATGGCGGTGAGTTATTGCCGCGCCCGCCAGTTAGATCCGCTGATGAAACCCGTGCATTTAGTGCCAATGAGCGTGAAAGATGCACTAACCGGTAAATATGAAATGCGCGATGTGGTGATGCCCGGCGTTGGCTTATATCGCATACAGGCTGACCGTTCCGGTAACTATGCCGGAGCGCAAGAGCCAGAATTTGGCCCAGATCTGACGCAAGCCTTTAATGGAGTAGAAATCACTTTCCCTCAGTGGTGCAAATACACACTGAGCAAACTCATGCCTAACGGCACTATCGTGGAATTCAGCGCAAAAGAGTACTGGCTGGAAAACTATGCCACCGCGGGTCGTGATACCCAGGCACCCAATGCTATGTGGAAAAAGCGGCCTTATGGGCAATTAGCCAAATGTGCCGAAGCGCAGGCATTGCGTAAAGGGTGGCCAGAAATTGGTCAGCAGCCAACAGCGGAAGAGATGGAGGGTAAAAGTCTTGATGTGACTGAAACTAAAGAACACAGCCAGGGCAGCCAACAACCTACCCAACCGCAAGCACTACCAGAATATAGCGCGGAACAATTTCAACGCGCTCTGGCTGATTGGACAACGCTGATCAATAAGGGCAAGAAAACCGCTACGCAAATCATCAACACCATCGAAAGTAAATACACCCTCACCCCGGCACAAATTAAAACAATCGAACATCTGGAGGCAGAAGATGCAAATCATTAATGTTCAACAAGGTACGCAAGAATGGCACACATTACGTAGCCGCCACTTTACCGCCAGCGAAGCCCCAGTAATGATGGCAACTTCCAGCAAAATGCGCCGGGATGAATTGCTGAACATGAAGGCCACAGGATCGGAACGAGAAATCAGCGATTGGGTACAAACAAACTTGTTTGATAAGGGCCACGCGCAGGAAGCCACTGCGCGGGTAATCGTAGAATCCATTATCGGTACCGAATTATTCCCAGCCACGGCCATCGATGATGATGGCTATTTGTTAGCTTCCTTTGATGGTATGACCATGATGGAAGATGTGCTGTTCGAACACAAAATGTGGAATGCCACTCTGGCGCAAGCAGTAGCAGATAAAGATTTGCCGCCAGAATATTACTGGCAGTTGGAGCAACAACTTGCCGTAAGTGATGCTGAAAAAATCATTTTTGTAGTATCGGATGGCACCAAAGAAAACTTTGTCTGGATGGAATATTTACCAGTACGCGGGCGGCGCAAGGAATTGATGGCAGGTTGGCAGCAATTTGAGCAGGATTTAAACGGTTACACAGCCCCTGAGATCAAAGATATCCCGCAAGGCAAAGCCTTGATGCGCCTCCCCGCTTTATTGGTAGAAATCGAAGGCGCAGTAAAAGAGTCAAACTTGGCGGTCTACCAGAATCAGGCACTGGCCTTTATTCAATCTATCAATACTAATCTGGTGACCGATCAGGACTTCGCTGACGCAGAAGAAACGGTTAAGTTTTGTGAAAAGGCCGAGAAAGAACTGGATCTGATTAAGCAGCAGGCGCTGTCTAAAACTGAGCAGATTGATCTGCTGTTCCGCACCATTGATACCTTGCGTGATGAAATGCGTAACAAGCGGCTGGACCTGTCGAAACTGGTTAAGTTGCGCAAAGAGGCTATTCGCCTTGAGATACTGAACAAGGCAAAAACCGCTCTTGCCGAGCACATTTCCAGTATCAATAAACAGTTGGCGATTGTCACTCTACCCACTATCCCGGCTGACTTTGCCACGGCCATCAAAGGCAAGAAAACCCTCACGTCTTTGCAAAGTGCCGCCAACGATGAACTGGCCCGAGCCAAGATAGCCGCTAATCAAGTGAGTGAAAAATATCAGGCCAATTTAACGCTATTTACTGATATTGAACCGGCTTATAAAAACCTGTTTGCTGACATCAACCAAATAATCGGCCTTGAGCATGAACATTTAGCGCTGATGATTGAGCAACGCATTACCAGGCAAAAACAGATAGAGGAACAGCAGAGACAGCAAGCAGAGCAACAACAGGAAGAATTGAAAAAACGGCAACTGGCCGCCGCAGCGGTCACAACTGAAATCGTCGCTGTAAGCACTGCTACAACTGCCCATCAGCCGTTGCACCCCGCGGGAGCAGTGAGTTTCCCTGAACAACTGGGTAAAACGACAAATGAAACAAAAATAGCAACGCCAGTTGACCTGATTGCACAGATTAATGCTGATTTGGTTACGGCAGGCATTGATCTTACTACTGAAACAGTTTACCGCCTGTACCAGGCGGTAAAAGCTGGTCGGATCCGCTATTTCTCTATCACGCAGTAACCTTTCATCACCTGCCTCGACAGGCAATTCACAGGTAATTAATCATGACCACACAGGCCACCACTGCCAGTGTGCTGGAGTCATCCCTGCGTCCAGTTCGGGCGCAGTTAGACCTTGCCATTGAGCAGACTACCGGCACCGCACAGCGCTCTATCGAGAGCGCTACTGTTTTACTCAACCAAACACAGTCCCTATGTATTGAACAACTCAATATCGAGACTGACGAATACAACCTTTTATTCGACCGTTTAGAGAAAGCTGAGAACGACCTAACCACGAAATCCTTGGCATTAACGCATGTACAGGAACGCATAGAAAGCGCTGACCTGGTAGCCGCTGAAGCGAATGCCCAGAGAGACAGTATTTCAGCCAAATACAACCTTTCAATTTCTGATCAACGCGTGTTGGCCACTGAAGTGAATCGGTTGAAATCACTTAACCCTGAAAAAATGAAAATCCAAATCGTGCGGCTGAAAGATGAACTGGACAACAAGCGCACGCTGTTAAACCAGCAATTGACGGAAATCCGGCGGTATAAAAAAGAGGCGGCAGAAAGAACCAGCAAACTGGCGGCCATGGTCAATGTTAACAACCAACTGGCTAATACTGTTTCAGACCTTACCGCACGGATCCAGCGCATGGATGGGGACGTCGAGCCCACTTATTACCGTGGTAATGATGGCACTGAGTTTTACTTTTACACCTTTCAGTGGGGGTTGAAGCTCCGCTCTGGTGATTATGATATGCAGCTTATTAACGATATTGACTGGCATATTGAAATCCGTTCCACCACGGGTATTGGCCTGATCGTCTCTGTTAATGAGTGGGCATTGCCGGTCTACCCCATGGTTGATGACTTCAAACGGAACTGGCCGGATGGCCTAACGCCTGCTGTTACACAGCGCATTCGTGACCTGCTTGAACCAACTCACCCGCACCTGGTTAAGCGGGCGGAATGGGCAGAGTCTGTGCTTACCGAAACTCTCCCCTTGAAAGAGCAGTATTTAGAACTGCTGGCCCGCTCTGGGCTCCATTCATTGTTTGATGTTGTTCGCCGAACGCCTGACATGTTGGCTAATGCAGTCAAAGGTTTCGGGATCGCAAGCGCTCGCCAAGTGCATGCTCAATGCACCCGAATCGTAAAAGAGTGGGAATCAGAGCAGAAACAGAAGGAAGCCGCATGATGGATGAGGAACTAAACCTGAGCACCGGCTGTTATTTTAAGGAAGATGACAGAGGAGACCACACCGCTTGCATAATCTGGTTAATGCGCAGCCGCGCAGAGATCCGCAGCGGGAATCCCTACCTGCCAATGCCAAAACCGATTTATCACAGTGATGAACGATGGCGCGGCTTACCCCAGGTGGATACGGTCGATATCGGTATTCGTAAGCGCTACTCATTGGAAATTTTGTTGGCTATTTATCAGTTTCACCGCGCTGGCCACAATGAAAACTTGATTGCCAGCGATACCGGTATTCCGGTGACCACTATCCGCAAAATGCTGGAGCACAAAACCCAAAACCAGCGCAAAGCATGGCAACTGGCGCACCAGCTTCGCATCCCCTCCAAACGAGACATTATCAACCGATTAATACGGGAGGTTTAGTTATGACCGGTCAATGCAAAGAAAGGCCGATTTTATTTAATAGTGACATGGTTAAGGCCATTTTAGATGGTCGCAAGACGCAGACGCGGCGGATCATGAAGATTCAGCCATCAAATGATTTTTACCCGCTTAGCTGTACAGGTGAAATCGATTTTGATGCTCGTTGGTATTGTCCGGGAGTGGTGGATAAAGACGGATACCTGCAACCAGCAAAGAAAGATGTCTTCGGTGTAGCTAACGAGGAAGACGGTTACATCTGCCCACTTGGTGCAGATGGCGATCAACTCTGGGTGCGCGAGACATTCGGAAATTGTGGAGTTCGAATTGTGTATCGTGCTGACAAAGATGATGGTGCGCACTGTCAGGTTAAGCGCTGGACGCCATCTTTGCATATGCCCCGTGAGGCTTCCCGAATAACACTTGAGATTACAGGCGTTCGTGTTGAGCGCCTAAATACAATCAGCACTGGCGATGCTATGGCAGAAGGTTATCTAGCAGAGCGTTCAGCAACTGGTTGTCACCTGGATGCGTGGCTGTGGTTCCGTGAATTATGGGATGGCATTTATCCAGATAACACCTTTGAAGCTAACCCATGGGTGTGGGTAATCGATTTCAAAACAATAAACTGAGGATTGACCAATGACCAACGAAAAACTGGCGGCAATTGCCGCAACAACTCAACCAAAAGCCACCAGCTTAGCTACAGACATTGCAGCTCACTGTTTGGCATTCGAGCAGTCACCAGAATACTCCACGATGCTGCAAAAACACGTTTCCAGTTTGTACGAAAAGACCATCAGAGAAACATTTGAGTGGGGCGATTTCCCTCGCGCAGTCAAAAAGGCATTGGAAGAAGCGCTTCCAGCCAATATCTCCGAAATGGTCAATCTGCGGCGTTACAACATCCTCATGGCTAAGAAGCTGGAGGAAAGCTGGACGCTCAATGCGGTTGGTGAGCGAATGACTGGCAGTATGCAGAAGATGGTGCTGGATTTCGTCAAGTCAGAAGAGACGCCAAAATACATCAAAGCCTCCGATCTGTGGAAAGCCTATATCGAGGAACACAAGGAAGAAGCGGCCCACGAGGGCTGGGAGCGGCCAGAAGTGCTGATGGAAATGGGTGAGGGCGACGTATTCAGAGTGGGGATCGAGAAAGAACCAGCCAGTGAAAGTTCATCACTGTACAGCTCATCACGCAACAATAAAAAAACGCACGCATTCGAATTCACGGACAATTTCTATTTCATGCGCAAGGGTGAGTATGTTGATTCTAAAGGTCGCATGGACAAAATTATGCAAGAAGTTGATGGTTTCCCTGTCTATGAGCTGTATTCAGGTCAAGTAGACGGCGATGCATTAGGCAAAAAAGTAATCATGTTCCGTGGTGAATTTGAAAAGCTAGTTGGAGCACTGTACTACGGCGATAGCTTGCTCGTGTTAGACGAGTCTGATGCTGATGAAGTTTATTATCCCGACTGCTATTAATCAGGAAATGAGTATGTCTCAGGAACTGGCTTTGAAATTTAGCAACGCAGGTCCAGAGCAATTACTGGGCATACTCCCTACAGAAGAGGTGGTAGAAATAATAAAGTTTCATTTACAAGAAGAGGTAGAAGCGGAAGTTCGTGGCGAATTCACCGCCCGCATTGATTATCTGGAAAATGAAGTAGATGAGCTTAGTGGGTGGGAAGATACAGCCAACGGATGGGAATGTGATGCCATAGGCCTGTATCGTGCTATTGAGCACGCATTAACGGTCCCATGGAGCCAAGCAATACCGTTACTCCAAAAAGCAATAGAAGAGCATGGTGGCGATATTGAGCCAATACCATGAAAATCGCAAAAGGCCGGGCGACGGTATGGGAACACGCTGCCGAGGCCAATATGCAGGAAACCATCAGGAAGATTGCAGCATTATTTGATATTGATGATATTGCCATTTTCACCCCCGGTAAGCTGACCTACCTCAAAAATAAACCCCGTAAATATATCCGTATCAGGCCATTAGAAAGTGATGTGGTTATCAATCCAATAACTGGCGCTCATAGAGCTAAGAAGGGAACGTGAATAAAGGTTCTAAGTTAAAGCACCCAAATGTCATTACTGTTAAAAAGCAGGTTAATAAAGTAAATACTTGGTTTAATCGATTTAAATAATTCCACCCTCTCAACTCCCAGTCATTACTCATTATATATCACCCCACAGTCTGGGATTTATTTATTCAATCAATCAATCAAGGAGTAATCCCATGTTTGGATTGTTTCTATACGTCTGTTTTACATTTCAGCCCTGCAAATATGAATCACAGGGATATATATATCCTGACCAAAGTAATTGCCTTGCTGACATCCAGCAAGAAGGTTTGCCGCCTGAATATGTTTGTTTGCCAGTTGAAGGCGTTTTAATGGCGAGGATAAAGCAATGAGCAAAATAATATCGGTAAAAATGGCAAGGCCCAGTGAAGATGAAGTGAAATCTCTGTGGCAACTCTTTCACGCCACTGAAGCAGCAGAAGACCGCTGGCACAGAGAATCATCCGCGCAATTTTTAGAACGCTTTGACGATCAAGAAATCAGTGACGAGGAGCGCACATTTATTGCCGTTGCGTGGGATTCCCTGGTACAAGGCCACGGCGGCTTTGGACGCTTCATGGGGGCTTATGACACCCTGATATATAATTTCCAAGATCCAGATGCTGACCACGTTGCAACACATCCTAAATTTAATGCTCTTCTGACGGAATCAGAGCTATTACCAGTGGTATTTGAGGGTTATCACGAGGCTAAAAATACTATTGCAGATCTGGAAAAAAAGAATCAAATGTTGGCTATTGAAAACATGGTGTTGCAAGAAAAAGCAGCGCGGGAATTATCCGGAGCGTGGATCATGAACCGGCTAGTTGTTGGTTCAATCGCAGCAATTTCACTTATTCACGCCGGGCAATTTACCAGCGCAAAGGATTGGTTGCTGGAAAATATGGAGGGTATAGATATTGATATTCCTACCTATCAATCAGACACACAATTAAATGAATGGGCCAAAAGTCAGCAAGAGGGGTATTTAACCCACACTCAAGCACTGGAAATTATTAAGCAACAAATACCAGAAACGGCGCGGGTAATTAATGAATATCAGGCGCAGGGAGTTGAACTGGCAGCGGATGGATTCCACAAGTCGGTATTCTCTGCAATTGAAGAGGATGGAGTGATCAAGTCTCTTTTATATATCAAAGCTGACTTAATACAGTTCGCCGCCAACCTGCGAGGTGAGCATAATGTCAGATAAGGAATACTGCTATCGCTATGTAGATAGTAATGACTCGAAAGGCCGACCAATCGTAATGCTGTGGCAAATGGTAATTCTACGGGAGACAGAAAAGACATTTTGGTACTGCCCTGACTACCCGAACATGAGTCTTGAGCAAATTATTAAATATCAAGGTAGACCGGGGAACCGTCAAGTTAAACGCAGTCTTAAAAATGCTGCCCGTTCCCGCTATCACTACACAAAAGAAGAAGCATTAAAGGCTTTTATTTACCGCAAACAATATCAGTTAGAACGAATCCGGCTAACAAGCGAAACCGTGTCGCTTTGCCTTAAAGGGATAGGTGAGGCTGGTTTTGTTGAAATCAGTAAAGACGGTGAATTCAACAGTTTTAGCAACATTCTATCTGTTCCCGAAAAAGACTTTCGCGCGGCAGAAGAAGCTGGAGAAGTAGCCTCGACGTATCGCTGGGGAGAATATTGATGAATAACATCGACGAAGAGACAGAACCATTTTTCATCTATGGAGATGACTTAACGGACATGGTTCTGACCGTACAACAGGCCGGAGAGGGGAATGCAGATGCTGAGTAAAGCAGGATTTGAGTGGAAAAATGCGATTGTTTCAGTAGAAGAGCAAGCAGAAATTCTTGGACTGAGTATTGAGCGTGTTAATGAGTTGGGCTTAGAGCTTGAAAAGCCTGTTGCTGAGCGTTGCGGTAATAGCGCGGAGGGGAATGCAGATGCTGAGTAAAGACAACGATTGGAATATTGATACGTCCGCTGGAGTGCCAATACTCGTGTACAAAAATTGCAGTGTAATAGAATCAGAACAAGCTGAATATATTTTACAGTTAATTAACAATGAAGTTGAAACAACTGCTGAAATTCTATCACTGCGTGAGCAATACAAATCACAGAGCAATGAACTTACTGCAATGACAGCAGCAGCTCAAGCGTTGCGTGATGAAATGTATAAATGTGATGCGAAATTAGATGCGCTGGCAGCGTTATCGCCCGTTGCGTGGCGCAACCGCTTTACTGGTTATTTGCATAGTAACAAACCCGACATTGTTGATGATTTCTATGACGAGCTATTCACAGCAGCCAAGCCAGTGATTGATCAGCGCAGAAAAAGGAATGCGGCATGAGCAGAGGAACGATTATTTGTCTGTGTGACCTTACTGGGATTATGGCGGGACCATGGGTTGCGGCTGGGTACGATGCAATTTTAATTGACCCGCAGCACATTGAGAAAAGCAACCGGGCGGGAATACGAAAGTGGCCAGAGACAGTTCTCACTTCCGCCGAGGCATTGGGTGACGTTATCCGGAAAGAGAAAATCGTTTTTGTTGCAGGGTTTCCGCCATGTACGGACGTAGCTGTAAGTGGTGCCGCTCACTTCGAAAAGAAACGCAATGCGGATACTCATTTTCAGGCTAAGGCCGCACTTATTGCTGAACAGTGTCGGATGGTCGGTGAAATTACCGGGGCGCCCTGGTTCTTCGAAAATCCGGTAAGTGTTTTCAGTGGCATCTTTGGAAAACCAGATTTCATATTCAACCCGAGCGACTACGGCGGCTACTTGCCAGAACATGATGTTCACCCAACATATCCAGATTACATCGCCCCCCGTGATGCATACCCGAAGAAAACCTGTTTATGGACTGGTGGCGGATTTGTGATGCCGGATAAATTGCCAGTATCAGTGCCTGATGGTTATTCAACTCAGTATCTAAAACTGGGCGGAAAATCAGAACGAGTGAAGAACATGCGAAGCGCCACGCCTCGCGGTTTCGCTGAAGCAGTTTTCCAGGCTAACGCTCCACATCTGAAAGCATTAAGAGAGGCGGCATGAGTGAGATTAAACACCCGGCAATACGTTACCACGGCGGTAAATTCAGATTAGCGCCCTGGGTTATTAGCCACTTCCCCGCCCATACGCATTACGTAGAGCCATTCGGTGGCGCGGCATCTGTATTACTGAGAAAAGAGCGAAGCTACGCAGAAGTCTATAACGATTTAGATGGCGACGTTGTTAATCTCTTTTTCGTTCTGCGCGATATGACACTGCGTGAATGCCTTATCGAATCATTGATTCTTACCCCCTACTCTCGCAATGAATTTACAAATGCATACGATGAAGCGGAAACGATGGTAGAGAAAGCGCGGAAGTTAGTCATTAGGGCAACAATGGGATTTGGTTCTGCTGGCGCAACAAAAGGAACAACCGGTTTTCGGCTGGATACCAAACGCAGTTCGGCAACAGCTCAACACCTTTGGGCAAGGATGCCTGAAAACTTGGCAGCAGTTGGCCAGCGATTCGAGGGCGTTTTGGTAGAGAATCGTGATGCCGTCCAATGCATGTTAGACCATGACACAATTTCAACGCTTCACTTTGTTGACCCGCCATACGTCCATAACACCCGCGTTATCTCATCCAGATATTACCGCCATGAAATGGACAATGACGCCCACCTAACCCTACTCGATACCGTCAACAACCTTGAAGGGATGGTCGTGCTTAGCGGCTACAACACGGATATGTATAACGACATTCTTACCGGCTGGCAAAAGCAGGAAAAACAATCATCGGCAGCCGGACGGAAAGGTTCAGTTAAGCGCCTTGAGTGTCTATGGCTGAGTCCTAATGTCATGACCGGGAGTAAAGCAGCATGAAGTTATCGGAGCAAAGATTTTCATCATCACCCTATTCACAATTTTATTCGGCTCCTCCTATCTATTGTGGAAACTTTTATCATGAAGTCGCGGAGGGGGGGGCGGATGAGTGTGCTTAGCTTTGTAGTGACTTATATGGACTGGATACTTTTTGTCATTGCCTGCTGCGTTGGCTTCTATCTAGCGCATATAAAGAAATGGTGAGTGCATGGATGCGACAATAGAGAACGCAATCAGGTCAGTAGCGCGATGTTGTAGGACAGAAATAATTGAAGCCACGGACGGCAAGCCACTTTCAGAACACGACAAGCTCATCACAGAAATCCTCAACCGCCACGCAAAAAAATCACCGCCCTACCCCCTAATACTTTTCCTGCTAAACGCTGGTTAAGCTATTACGTCCGTCAGATTGATAAAGAGATAAGAGGACAGCTATGAATGACATTCGGCTTGATGATGAGTTATTCGACTTATCACAGGCCGCCGCATACCTGCGAAAATCCCCGCGAACCGTCCGCTTACTAATAAAAAATAAGCGACTAAAAGCGGGTAAGAGCGGAGCTAATGGCGGCGGAAGTTTTGAAATACTGAAATCAGCATGTCTTGAATATATCCACAGTAACCAACACAATCAGGCCGTGAATGCAGAAGACGGCCAAACAGAGAAGGAATCTGTATGGCGCTCAAACAAAGATACAGTAAGTGGTACTGTGATTTCGTTCGCCCGAACGGGGAGAGAGTTAGACGCTGCCTTGGTACGGCAGACAAGAAACAAGCGCAGGAACTCTTCGATCAGCTAAAAGCAGAAGCATGGAGAGTGGATAAGTTAGGTGAAATAGCTGAACACACTTTTGATGAAACATGCTTGCGCTGGCTGACAGAAAAAGAGCATAAGCGCTCTTTGGATGATGACCGAACGAAGATTGAATTTTTCCGTGGTCATTTTTCTGGAATGCCAATATCCAGCATTACCGAAGATAAGATTATGAAAGCGGTGTCAAGAATGCCGAACAGGAAGCATAGGCAAATCTGGGAATCAAAAAGGGATGCGGCATTAATGAAGAAAAAACCAATCCCTAGCTATGTAGAAAAGCAAGTTTCACAGGCAACAAGAAGCCAGCACCTTTCATTTATACGCAGTCTGTTACGAGCAGCAGCGGACGAATGGAAGTGGTTAGCTAAAGCGCCAGTGATCAAGACCAGAAAACCACAGAGCAAACGGATACGTTGGCTTACAAAAGATGAGGCTGTAACCTTAATCAATTGTATGCCTGAGAACTTCCGCCCTGTAGTGGTCTTTGCCTTGGCCACTGGACTTCGAAGATCGAACATTCTGGATCTGGAATGGTCGCAAATCGATATGCAAAGAAAGGTTGCATGGATACACCCAGAGAATGCTAAAGCGGGTAAGGCAATTGGCGTAGCTCTGAATGATATGTCATGCAAGGTATTACGTGAACAGATAGGCCGAAGTTCGAGGTATGTTTTTGTACACACATCGGCATGGCACAGAGCAGATGGGACAAAAACCGCTGAGGTTAGAAAAATGCGCGTTGATGACAATACAGCATGGAGAACTGGATTAAAGCGCTCAGGAATTACTGATTTCCGTTTTCACGATTTGCGGCATACATGGGCAAGCTGGTTAGTTCAAGCTGGGGTGCCACTATCAGCACTTCAAGAAATGGGGGGGTGGGAAAGCATAGAAATGGTACACAGGTATGCTCACTTATCACCGAACCATTTAACTGAACATGCACGTAAAATTGATGAGGTGATGGGGATCAATGTCACCAATCTGACACTTTTAAAAAACGTAGCTGAAAATTAGGGGATAAGCAGTGGGTAACTCATTGATTTTTATGGTACGCCCTACAGGGCTCGAACCTGTGACCTACGGCTTAGAAGGCCGTTGCTCTATCCAACTGAGCTAAGGGCGCATTTGATATTTACCGTAGCATCGAACGCTAATGGTAGTCAGTTGCGGGTTGGATTATACGGGCAGTCGCTTTCGAGTCAATGGGTTTTCACCTTATGCTTCATCAACTGGTTATTTAATCGTTAATTAATCGTCATTATGCGCCTGACAGCGCGGCCCGCTTCTGACAAAATAGGCCGATTCCCGCTTTTTTTCAATTGATGGACCCCTCCACTGATGTCAGCAAAAATTATTGATGGTAAAACGATTGCGCAGCAGGTAAGAAACGAAGTTGCTGCGGTGGTTCAACAACGTCTGGCAGCAGGTAAGCGTGCCCCCGGTCTGGCGGTTGTCTTGGTCGGTGAAAACCCTGCGTCACAAATCTATGTGGCGAGTAAGCGTAAGGCTTGTGAAGAGGTGGGCTTTGTCTCTCGCTCTTATGATCTGCCAATGGCGACCAGTGAAACAGAGCTACTGGCCCTGATTGATTTATTGAATGAAGATACCGAAATCGACGGCATTCTAATACAACTGCCACTGCCTAACGGGATTGATAACGTTAAGGTCCTGGAGCGTATTCACCCTGATAAGGATGTGGATGGCTTCCACCCATATAACGTGGGCCGCCTGTGCCAGCGTGCGCCCAAACTGCGCGCTTGTACCCCCCGAGGCATCATGACGTTGTTAGAACGTTATGATATCCCAACTTACGGCCTGAACGCGGTGGTCGTCGGCGCATCCAATATTGTGGGTCGCCCGATGAGTCTTGAATTGCTGCTAGCCGGTTGCACCACCACGGTTACCCATCGTTTTACCAAGAATCTGCGTCACCATATTGAGAATGCTGACCTGCTGGTGGTCGCTGTCGGTAAACCGGGCTTTATTCCCGGAGAATGGATTAAACCGGGCGCTATCGTGATTGATGTGGGTATTAACCGTCTGGAAAGTGGTAAAGTAGTCGGCGATGTAGCATTTGATGTCGCTGCTGAGCGTGCGGGTTGGATTACACCGGTTCCAGGTGGCGTCGGGCCAATGACCGTTGCAACACTGATACAAAATACCTTGCAAGCCTGCGAGGAATATCACGATATCAGCCAAAATTGA